TATGTATTGCCATCGCTTCCCTTCTTTACCTCTCAAATTTGCTAATCCTAGGCTGAATTTTGACCCATTCGTCGATTTCTTCTCTATCAAATCGCCACTGAGCTCCAATTTTAGTCGCAGGAATTTCTCCGTTTTGGGGCTCTCGGGATCCGTTTTTGAAACACCGGGCTTTCGGATCGGGGGGACCGGACCCGCCGGTGTGATCCCCATATAAAAAAAGAAAATCACCCTTCATCAGTAGATCCAAACCCACCTCTTGAAATCTCAGGAGGATCAAATTCTTCAAAGGCGCCCACACCTGGAGATCGAAGAACAAGTAATTGAAAAAGAGGGGTCCCTGCTGGGAGAACATCCGTATCCACAACCTTGTACCAATCGTTGCTTCTTCCTGTTCCAAGCTTGCAGACAAAAGCCTTAAGCCAATCCTCCGCCCCACAATAATCTCGATCAATAATCCCTACCGAATTCACCATAATGAATCCAGTCTTTTTGAATAAACTGCTTCTGGGATAAATAGCGAGAAAAGATCCAGGAGTATCTACCTTGGCAATGATCCCGAAATCAATCTCTATTGGTTGAAATTTCTCGTCCCCGTAAACATGGATGTCCTGAGAATTAACCAGATCGAATCCTAGAGATCCTTTGGTTTTAACCCCTCCTGATTTCTTGTATAACTTACGAACTTCATCATTCCTAAAATGCACCTGAAGCATTCCTCCTGCCTTTCGCTACCCTGTCGAAATATGCAATCCTATCAAACCTGCCAATATGCCTATCAGTATCAATGTTGCACGACAAAAAATCTTATAATATTTTGCTGTCCACCGAACAAGGGATAACTCATGTCTGGGCTCTAGTGCAGTAAAGAGAGGCATCCCTGAATGAACTTTCATGGTGGTTCTTTTGTCTTCTTTCTTGTCCTGTAATTCTCCAGACTCTAACCCAAAGATCTCATCACAATCTGAACACAGTGAGATTTGAAGAAGTTATATTGGTAAGCAGCCCTCCACCTCCAGCCTGTGCGAGAGAATCAAGAAAGTCTTTACTTCCCATATTCAATCCAAAACACTTTATCGAATTCAGCTTTGTTCAAGATTCTGTCGGCTCTGTAATGCACTCCATCCTCAATCTCTTTCACATCACCGAGTTTGACAGACCCGATAGTTTCCATAGTAGCTTGAATATTAGGGAGGTCTGAGGGGTCTTCCCCCAGAAGGAAATAAATACGGTCTATTTTTTCGTCTATAAATTCGTGGTGACACTTCGCCATCTCGTCCGAAGAATTCTGGGATTCACCTAGAACAAAAAGAGCCCCTAAGAGCATCGTATAAATATCCTTGGTAAAAAACCCGACCCCTACCAGGATCAAGCCCACGCCAAGAAAAAACATATGCCTCTTCAATATAAACTCCTTATTATAAGATTCAGATGTGTTTCTAAAACTTATCCAACTTTAGCTTAATCTTTCTGAAACTAAAAGACAATGGTTTATTTGAATAAAAAGAAAGATCCGCTAGTTTGCGGATCGGAAAAGTATCGGGATCTTCCAGCAAATGAAGATAAGTCTTGTATAGCTCCGAATCCTGGTGGATATGTTTAAGGGCTTCTTTCAATCGAGGAGCTAATTCGTCAGAGATTTCTTGAGGTGACATCCTGCCTCTTTCTGTTGTAAACCTTTTTGGAGGTCTTCACCTTGGAAGAAAACCGGGATCGAAGAAGTAGAGCCAGCTCAGGCCCTATTCGTTTCTTATGTCTTTTTTTCTTCTTCATAATTCTAAGATACCCTATGTTTTACTCAATCTCCAATAAAGGGCGAGTAAGACCTCTATACTCATCCCTGCCCACGTTGATAAGTGTGAGGCTGGAAGGCATTGCTTTACTCCAACGAAGAGTTCCTTCCCCTTCGTCCCCTTCTGTAGTGTAGAGACTTCCGGCCTTGGAGATCTTCACAATGGAAGCATTCCATATGGCTCCATTCTTGTCCACGGTAGTAAAGGCGTTTTCGATCCTGAAAAGACCTTCCCCCGGACGAACCACTAAACCGACCTCTTTCGCCCACTCACGATCATAATCCGTAACCCTGAGAAGGCTACGACCATAAGAAGGGCCTTCCTTAGTTCGAATGAACCCGTCAATTAAGACAGACGGGACATTAGTGTTGTGCATTGTTACAGAACTATTTGCCCACTCTCTAAATTCGATCCCCACGATTCAACCTCCTTAATTCTGTCCTCTTACTTCCCACCTTCAATAATAGTATAACATATTTCTATAAGAGTGTCCACGATGTATTAGAAAGGAACCCCCGGAAATCCAGGGGCTCTGACTTATACTGTTTCGATGATTTCACCGGGATGAGGATCGGTATCAATCCAGATTCCGTCGAAGTTATCTTCCAGCTTAATCAAGGTTCCTACTTTCTTAAAGCTGTCTGCGATATAAGCATACTTAGCTACGCAAGCCACCTCATTAGCCTTCTCTCGGTTCCGGATCAATTTGTCACGGAAAGTTTTTAGTTCGGTATACCCGTAATTAGTTGTTGCTGCAATATCTCCATCCCAAGCATAATCCGGCTTGCTCCAGTCACTCGAACGAGATACAAACCGAAGGAGATAAACCGGGACTTTCTTCCCATCAACTACAAAATTCTTTTTGTTCCCTGCTAAAGCATAAACATAAGTACCCACTTTGAACCTCCTGATTCACCTAATTAACTTTCTTACCTTCCTCTGTGAAAATAGCTTTGTATGTTTTCATTCCCTACTCCTATAAACTGAAATACATCCCTGTCTCACCCTCAAGAACCTCCATGAGAGTATCTGCATAAATCCCTGTGACTTCGCTCTTCACCTTGTAAGTGGGAATTCCTTTTTTCTTCCTGATATTGCCCACTTCTAAATCGTAGAGATCCAGGGAACTGAGAGTGATCTTCACGAAATTTCCCTTGACCCCTGACATCTTTGGAATCCTAAATGTGACTCCATTTTTAAGAGCTACAAAATTTCTTGCTCCTGTCATGACTTTCATGCGACCTGTTCCACCCAATACCTTGAGAATGTTCTTTGCAATTTCCATTCTATTTCCCCTCACCTACATAAATTATTACGGAACTGTAACCCAGAACGGGCTCTGTTGTCTTGACTGCTTTGAACCCATCCAATTTAGCAATGAGTTTCAATATGGGTGGGTGGATGAGTCCGTAGAAATCTCCGGAAACTTTGATTTCCAGAAGATTCCCGCTCTCATCACGGGTTCCCTCAGAATTGGTCCTATGACTCTCCACGATACAGTATCTGTCATATTTATTCCCTATTATCTTTACGCTTTTTTTGAAATTCCCTACATTCATCTTGAACCTCCTGAGTTCTTGTACTGCATTTACTACTTCCTTATTGGTGAGAGCCTGATCTCTTCTTCCCACCTACATATATATTATAACAGGTTTATATAAGAATCTCAAGGAGGTATTAGAACGGAACAAGTCTAAAAGACTACTGATCGAGGTAGTGCTTGGTGTTCATCTCGTGCATGATCTCACCGATAAAAAGCTTTGCCTTCATGACATAATGAGGATCTCTAGTCCTGGTTGAACAGTGCCTGTCATATCCTCTTTCTCTCGGATTGTAAACTCTCCTTCAGACACATTCACCGGATAATTCCGACTCACGAAAGGGGAAGCACTGGGGATATACTTAACCTCCAACCAATCATGGATAGCAAACTCCTTACCCTTGTGTGAGAGGATCTTCATCACCGGCACCAGTTTGAACTCTGGGTAAGCTTCCAGGACTCGGAAGATCCAAGATGGCGTAACTTCGTTTCTGTCGTCGGAACCTTTTAATGTATCCCTTGGTCTCAATAGCGTCCAGGTGTTGAATAACCGTGGAGTTGGCCGAGTATTGAAAATGGTCCTGAATGTCGGTGGTGTGTGGTACGACTCCTTGCCTTCCAAAGTATTCTAGAATGTAGTTGTAGATCTTCTGCTGTACTGGTGATAATGGCTTCATTGATTCCTCCTTCCTGCCTCTAAAAAGCTCCTTCTCCTCCTTGAGCCTTCTGAAATGCTTTAGACTAAAATATCTACTTATCCTGGTATGGTCCCTGATATCTTCCATCGTGGGAAACAGCCTCAGAATTTCCTTCTTGTCTGAAAGGTTTTTAAATTTTTTTATTGAGCTACCTACAATCCTCCTCCTCTACCAAATAATCCATTCCAAGAGCCATGGCAGTGGATTCCACCACGCCCACGTAATCAACACCATTTATGCTATACAGCCAATTATCCATTTCATCCTCAGTCTTTTCTGAAGCTACATGGACCTGACTATATGATTTGTCCTGGTGATACATGCCTCCGTCCAGAACCTCGACTGTGCTCTTGAGTTTACGAAGCCTTAGTATGAGAAAGCTGGCAGAATGTGTTTCTACATCAATGATTAAAAAGTTCACAATTCCCTCCCTTTAATATAAATATAACATATCTATAATAGAAATCTCAAGATATATTAGAACAGAACAGGGCTTTTACTAAATACCAGAGTCAATGGAATCGTCAGCGTTCTTCTTATGCCACAGATTCATTTTCTTGTGATCTTGTTTGATCTGTCTCTGGTAAAACTGGAATCGAATCAGGGTATACCTGTAATCGATATAAGCCTGGATATCCTCAGTCTTCCGAAACTCCAGGGCATATTCCCGGATATCCTCTAATTGCATTCCCGCCGATTCTTCAGACTCAAACAAGTTCCTGGGAATGTAGGCGTAAACAATTCTCCCGGAGGTTCCGTCAGTTTTCTTTCCATGGATATTGATGCTATATCCATTTCCTTCTTTTTTGATACCTCTGGGAAGGGTCTTGCCTCTCATCCCCAAACGCCTCTTGATCTCCAAAGATCCAAAGACTTTGCCCTGGAGTTCTTCTTTCTTGATCTGCTCACACACTTCCAGATATTTCTTAGCCTCCAGAATCTTGGTCTTCACATCCTGAACTGTCTTGACCCAAACGCCTTTGGCTATTTTATGAGAAGGAATGTATACCCTGAATCGTCCGTAATACCCTCTTGGATGTTTTCCCATGAAAGAGAAGCTCACGCCTTTCGGAAAAAACAAAGCTCTTGTAATGCATTCAGGATGCTTTAGAAGGAAGTCCTCACGAGCTAACAAAGCCTCTTCTTTGTTAAAGCTATTTCTGAATCGCTCGTTGAGTATCCCGGCAAGTCGTCTGGCCCCTTTGGGATCTCTTTGGGTAGAGAAGGTGTAGCCTACCTTGAACCGATGAACCTTATATCCTTTTTCAGTCTTTGTAATACCTACAGGAAGTTTTTTATTCTCGTACACGTAGGATGCCGTTTTTCTCGGCTCTTTGTATTCCTCGTGTTCGAGTTTCTGATAGTTCTGTTCATCACCTATGTAATGACACCAATCACAGACATCATCATCCTCTCGCACAGTGTCGATTCTGAAGTAAAGCTGGTAACACTCTATGCAAGGCTTCCAATCATTTCGAACTGACAGAACCCCGTACCTGGACATGAGATGCCTCTACCGACCTAATCGCTTTCCCTCAGAATCCAAAATAAAATAGGAAGGGCCATAAGAATCTGCTCCAGACCCCCACTTAGCCCAACTTCCATAACGATCCTTGTAAAACTTAACCCCCTTGCCCTTGGCTCCACTCAATGCCTTGCAATCAATCCACACAAGTTTGAAGTTCTTTGGATCTACCTTGGATATGATTCCGGGATATTGTCCTGTTTGGTTGAATCGCTGCTTTGTTATCAGAACAGACATCCCTACTTTAAACGGGCACTTCCCCTCCTGGGCCTTGCACTGTTCTATGGAATGTTCGATAAATCGCTTGTTTCCTTTTATATTGGATTTCGCTCGACGTAAAAGAGCCTCTACAAAAGGAAGATCTTTGTAAGCATCTAGAGTCTCTAAGATAGCTTTCTCTATTTCATTGGTCCGAACCATCCGAGCTTCAAATTTTTCTAGATTCTTGAAATCAGAAGAAGTGCCGTAGTCTATCCTGGTCAATTGGGAGATAGAAGAATGAACCTCTCCCAATACCCCAAACTCAAACTGGATCTTCAGGGAATTGAGAAAATCATCTGGAGGAACTAGCTTTTCTTTCTGTTGGAACTCCTGGTACAGACTTGTGTATTCCCGTTCGATTAAAGCTGTCCATTCAAGCCAAGCCCCATGCTCTGGTTCTAATCTTTTCCTCAAACCGATCAACTGACCAGAAGTATATATCGGAAACTGAAGGTCTATAAAAGTATTGTAGAGCTGGCCCATCTCCCATAAGAAGGATCTAATTTTATTAACTCTGCGATGAACAGACACAGGTTTGGTATTGTAGAAAATATTGGGTCTTCCAGGGGCTTTGTCTGTTTTCTTATAGAACCAAGCATACGCCTGACCAAACAAAGTATGGTATTGAAACTTTATCTTCATTTTCCCTTGTCCCATATTACTTTGACATCAACCATTCCCCGCCCCTTCTCTCCATAAGACTCATTTTCCTGAAAGCCTCTCCACGACCCTTCTGAATCCAACCGAACCCAGTCCTGTCTAATCGAACACACTGCCTCAACTCAGGGCAATAGAAAACACGTCTCCAGTCGTTGCCCTTGATCAAGAGAGCATCCAGATATCTTCGGGAACACCGTCCCGCTATTTTAATCCGAAAAAGTGCTTCCATTTTATCTTCTTCTCTATCCACCAAAACCGTATTAGGAAGGATGTGTTATTTCCCATTTCCCGCCACTTGTAAAAGAAAATGAGAGGACCCCAAGACCGAACTACCCAAACATTAAGCCTCTGCTGCTCAATGGCTTTGAGATGGTTTTCATCGTGTAGATGTCCGTCTTTATGCAGCTTAAGAAAATGCTTGTAGACATACTCCTCCAGATAGAGGTAAACAGCCCACAGGCCAAACCACAGAGCAATGAGAACTAAGCCTATGTTGGTAAACAGGAGGAGGTTCATTTCTTGCCCTCATCCTTACTCACGGTTTCCTGCCTTCATTAAGAGGAAAAAGCCTTAGAAAAAGCCTTATTAACTTGGTAAGCTTTGGGTTAAAATCCACAGCCCACACATCGTGGGAACAACGATAGATTTGCCCGTCAATGTAAATGAATCGAGTTTTGTCCTTCACCCTCTACCGCCTTGTCTGATTGTTACAATAAGTAAAAGCATCTAACAAAAGACCTGATATCCAGTTTAACAAATCAGCAAACAAATCAATGGAAATTCCAACGCCTGCTATTAGGCATTGAAGAAACAAGAACATATCTCGTTTCAATTCTCTATAAACTTTACTCAAAGCAAAACCCAGCCGACCATGTTTGTGGCCTCATAAGTTACGCTCGGATTTTCCAGGGACTGAAACTCATGCCCTATTCGTCTTCCATAAACGATCTTTCGCTTGCCGGACGTATCCATGAGCAAAGAGAGTTTCTGATTCTCCGGACAAGACCACACATTTTTGTTCCAGGGAATATCCCGGATCAACTGAGCCTTGTTCTTCTGAGTCAAATGACGAACAAGAGAATACACATTGTTCCCATATTCCTCTGAGGATTTCCATTCCCCAGAATCCAGGTGAAAAGTTATACCCTGGACTTTATATGTTTTGATGTCCTCTTTGAAGAAGGGAACATTGTTTCGAAGGAAAAGCCTTTCGGCCTCGTTTGCTTGTTGCTTAAGGATTTCAGAATCCATAATTACCTACCTTTTCTAAAAGTATACATCCCACTATAAGAGAATGTAAAGTTTATAATAGAAATCCACACAATATGGATCTCTCAGGGCCTTGTGGGACGAAGATCCAAGGGCTCGACAAGGGATTAATCCTAAACTTCAAAAGAGCCGTGAGAATTGGCTGTTATGCGATATAAGAGTAAAAATCTTTCCTTAGTTGATTCTCAGGGGCATTACACTCAAAAACAACTCAAGGGAAACACAAAGCGTCTCACCATCCGGGAGCTTGATATAGGAGATGACCTCCGGTAATTGAATCGTAGGTGGTTTTGTCTGTTCTATCTGTTCTGTCATTTTGGTTCCTTTAAATAATAATCTGTTTTCTGTTCTTCTAAAAGTTCTTTTTCTGATTTACTCATTTCCCCTCCGCTTTATTGGCAAATTCCTTAGCGTCCTTGAAGGCTTCCGCTAATCTCTTCACTAATTCCCTCGCCTGATCCTCTTTTGACATTGTGTTAACCTCTTCATAAAAGGAGACTCTGGGTATACCGTGGATCTAAAGTTCTTAAGGGAAAAGGAAATTACGTTCCCCTCATAATGTGTTTCCATATGTGCATCTGATAAATGGATTTGGATGTGATACTCTTTTTCAACTTCCGATAACCTCTTTAGGAACTTGTCTTTAGTCTCCCTCTCTACATAAGTCTTTTGTTCTTTTTGGATATGGTGGGAGAACTCTCTTAACGAGATGACTGTACATTCCTCCATAACATCTTTCAGTAGGTTTTCTATACTGTCTTTCTGTTTAGGTTTTTCTATTCTTTTTCTGAATTTATCTAAGAGTCTTTTAAACATATAAACCTTCTCTGTTCTCTTAAAAAACTGTGAGTGTTTTTTCTTGCATTTGGTTTGATCTAAATATCTTCCTCATCCTCTGTAGCATTATAGGCATAGGAGCCTTTGTAGAATGTGTATCCTCCTGCTGTGACAGGAGAGGGATTAAGACCGTTTTCTTGTCTCAATTCTCTTTTGTATTCCTTTACATATTGGTTAGTTTGATCTTTGTCCTGTTTGGCTCTGGCTACGGCTTCTTCTACTTCTTTTTTGGCGTGGAGGGCATTGAGTATGAAGTCTAGAATTCTATGTATTACCGAGTGATCTGATTCTTCGTGTGTTTCTATTTTTATTCCTTCTATTCTCCCGGAATTTGGTAGGCACTCAAATAACAGATCATCTGCTGTGACTTGGATTTTTTCTGCTAATGTTCTTATAGCTAACAGTAATTGGCCTTTGCTCATTTGTCCTGAGAGGACTTGGTTTATAGAAATAATTGTGTTTTTGGAAAAGACTGCGCTTGTTCTGAAGGAATCTAAATCAAAATGCTCTTTTATTTTTTCTGGTCTGTCTGAAGCTGCGACGGATTCGAAAATCTCTACTATTCCTTTTGTGTCTGAGAAACTCTTAAATTTTTTCACGCCTTAACTCCCTTTCTGAAGATATTTCGTATACTGCATCGAATATCATGCGCTGGAGATTAGAGATTACCTCAGCATCCGTCTCTGGTCTGATTATTGACGTAGTAATGACCATGGAGAGTTCATTAGTCGGAGGCCCGGTTACATGGACTGTTGACCCTTCTGGAGAACTTAAGATCTCCGCTAATCCCTTTCTGAAATTCAAAGAAGCCTGACCTCTGCTAACCGGACCTTCCAACACTGCTAAATGAACCCTCTTTTTTTCTATTGATTTTTTATTTAAGTCCCTGAAAGAATCCAGTTGAAAATAGACAGGGATGTTAGATTCTCTGAATTCTTCTATGGTTTTGAATCTACCCACCGAATTTTCCCCAGTCCGTTTTGATCTTAGAAGCTCCGTGTTCTTGTACCGCCGTCTCAACCACTCTTACGAGCCTACTGATCACATCATCGTCCGACTCTCGAACTACCTGTTTTTTAAATATGTAAAGACCATGGCTTCCTTCAATGTGTTGGATGAAGATATTGTCTCCTTCTGTATTGTGTTTTACCTTCTCCATTAAATGGCGTAATTGAAGCATGAACGCAGCCGGGGTCAATTCCTGGTACAGATCTTTTAAAGAAATTCTGACTAAAATCTCTCTGTTTATTTCCTCCTTTTTCCTAAACGAATCTAGATCAAAATGCTCTATTACAAATTCGTTGTATCTAGGCTTAGAGATCAAAGACTGGATATCCCACGGGAAATAAATCAGCCTGCGTTTGATTTCTTCTATTAAATCCGGCTGTTCTCGATTGATTTTTGCTCACGCTTTTTTCCTTGGGCTTCTGCTGTTTCTGCTTGTTCTGCATTAGCTACCAACTTATTCCGAAACTGAGTCCCCATAGAATGAACCTCTTCAAAATCTACTGAATACCCATCTATCGATCCGTAATGAAAACGATCTCGAAACTCGTCTGGAGTCCCTCGATACATTTTACCCTCTGAAAATTTAGCTCCTCCGAATACCTCTACCCAAGTTATCTCATCATTAAAAACAAGAACAACCATAATCCAGAAAGAAAACATCTCCTGAAAAACAGCCCCGACTACAGGATTCTCAAACATCTCTTTGGTTCTTTGTTGCCTATCCATTCTCTTTTAGTTTACTTGAACTATATTAGAAGTGTCAACGACTAAAACTAAACCACGAACAAAGTAGCAAAAGCCCAAAAAAGCTTTGTTTCCCACAAGATCTTTAAAGCTAAACTCACCGGGTAATCTCCAAATGAATTATAAACTTCCACAAACTCTTCTAATAATAACGCCCAATCCACTAGCTTCTCCTCTATCTCCAATGATGAATACCTTTTGCTTACTATTAGTGTACCATAATAGTAATAGACTTAACAAGATATAATAGGGAGAGTAAATTGTATGGCGGAGAACAGATCTAGGAAAGAATCGTGATCAGAAAATTGATGGGTTTCAGGATCTCTTCGAGCAACGACCCAACCCTTGTGGCAAAACCAAATGTGAAGATCTTTTCTCACATAGATATGAGAATAGTTACGTCTGGGAATAATTGAGAACCCCAGAGACAGGATAAGTTCCTTATTCTCTGCTTGCTCTTTTAAATAAGGAATGATCATCAGGGGCAACCGTCAGCGCTTGCTTACACCAATACCACAAACAAGCCTGACGATCTAACTGAAAGATTTCAGCTTTTATCAGTCTAAGAAAATTAAAAGAGAATGACAAGTCTTTTAGCCAAAAAGACTTTTCCAGAATCCAAGTCCCTTAAGCTTCCCTGTTACCCAATGAACTTTGGCCTCAAGGGAATCATGAACTCCATGATGCTTGGCTACTTTGGTTATTTTCTCCATAACCTCTTTACGACTGTTCTCTCCGTGGATATCTTTGAGCTTCTTCCCGCCCTCTTCTATTCCTTCGATAACAGCCTTTAAAATCTTTCTGGATTTGGGAGACTCCACATAGAACAGAATGACGGCAATTACCGCCTCAAGGATCATTGTTATTGATTTCCAATCGAATTCCATAATCACTGCCCCTTTCATTTGGACTTAGGCTTAGTTTTTGGCTTCTTTTTTGGTTTGGCCTTTTCGTCCTCTTTCGGAGTTTTCTCTTCGGGCTCTTTCTTAGCCTTTTCTTCTTCAGGCTCTGGCTTAGCTTCGGGCTCGGTTGTCACCTCTGGTTCTTTTTCTGGGGAAGGTCCTGGGGCTGGCTGGGGCTCTGCTGCTGGGGCATCTTGTGGTTGCTGCTGTTGATTCCCAAAATTACCCGGTCCTCCAAAATCTCCTCCTGGTTCTCCTTCAGGCTCCTCTGGATTAGCTGGGTCTAAAATCTCCGCTGCTCCTTTCATTCCACCCATGAGAGTTTGCATGAACTCCGCAGCTTTATCCTTTTTCACATAAGGCGATAACACCGAACTGTCTCCAAGCTCATTCATATACTGAACCGCCGTTGTATACATAGCGAACTTAGTATCTATAGCCTCTAAAGTCTGAAGCTCTTCTGCATCAATGAAGTTAGAGAAATTTACCTGGATATCTTTCCAGTTCCTGATCTCAATCCCAGCCATGGCAGTATCGATAGCTATCAATCGCTTAATAGCCCAACCGATAGCCTTGTGATTCGCAGCTATACGTTTTTGAAATCTGGCAAATTGTCGAATGCCTCCACGAGCAGAAACATCTGTTTGACCGAACACAACCTCAAAAGGGGTTCCTGTACTGGTACAAATGGCTTCTCTTCGATCCTTGATCTTATCTATCCTATTCTCTCCATGATGAGCCTGTGATAGAGATATGGGGTTCACTTCCCCCTTACTGGAGTCTCGGATGATGGCTTTCATCTCTCCGGATTTCCGGATGATCTTCTCAATAGCTTGAGGAGACATGGTAGTGAGGTCGCCTACTTTACGATTGATCTTCTTCTCATAATAAGTGGTATAGATCTTCTGCTTGTCCAAATCCAATCCATCAGGACCTGAGATATTCACAAGCGAATTCCGGGATAGCTCAGCAAGCTCTCTGGCTACATCGATAATCTCCAAGGACATCAGATCTCGAATCTGAGGAAGGAGATTAGCAAACATAGGTCGGCCTACTCGAAGGTGATAAGGAATTTTAGTCCACCCATACTGGCTTTCGATCATAAGTTTTCTCATCGACATATCCAAGGTCCAGTATTCCCAAGGATTGAACGTCCTAATTTCCCTGCCTGTTTTTTCAAACACAATAGAAGGAAGGTGCTTACGATGAATAGAGACTAATGATCCAGGCTGCACTACATCAAGCAGGTCTACAATCCCTTTTTCTGTTCCAGTCTTCTGAAACATAATCCTCAAAGGATACTGGCCCCAGAACATAGCGTCCGAAAGAACATCAGCTAAAACAGCCTCCAGATCAATCACCTCATAAAGACGATCAATTCTTTTCTGGATTTTAGAAGCGTTCTGAGCTTTGGAATCTATTTCGATCGTGAACATTTTCCCGGAAGAGGGGTCTTCTGAAAGTGTCTGATCCTTATGAGTGTTTAAGATCAGATCTACAAGATAATAATCAATAAAGGGATTAAGATCAGCGATCAAACCTGCTAGATCCTGATAAGTCTGATAGATCTTGAAGGCTGTTGTTTCTCTGGTTTCAAGTTTTGCCTGATCAACAGCGTTCGTGATCTGCTTTAACCAAGGATCATCCCTCTGGAATAATTTTTGGAAGGATTGATAGTAGGTTCGGGGATCTAATAAGGCAAACACAGCAGTATATTCTCTATTCTACTACCCTATTCTATTGTACCAGATTCCAGGGGAAAACGGCGAAAAACAAAACAAAGCAAATCAATCCTAATCATCATCAAACAAATCAGACAAAAGACCACCCTCAGAACCTCTCTGAAGTTCGGCTTCCATTTGAGCTATTAAATCATCAGCGTATACCTGTGGCTGAGAATCGGAAGTAGCTGCTTGATACACAGACCCTCCCACGGCATCAGCACCATCTTTCGAATTGTGAACAATCACACCACATCCTAAAGCAAAATTATGGAATTCTTCTGTTTCTAAATCATAAACAGGTGTGGGAGAACAAAAAACTCTTTGAATTGATCTAATCTTCATTAAAATGCTCCCTATAAAATTCTGTGTATTTTTGCCTATAAATCTTTTCTATCCAAGCAATCCCATAATTCCTGGATCTACCAATCCATCGAAAAACCTGAGCAACCTGTGAAAACCCGCCTTGCCTCAATTTATCTCGAAGCTGAGAAGGAAGAGGTATATCTAAATCAAGTCTCTGCTTTACTTCTCAGCAAGCCTAACATCTTAAGAATTCTTTGTATAACGGCATGATGCACATTCGAATCTAACCCCTTCGATATTTCTCTTACAGACAAGCCCTCCTTTGTGCACAAAAAAATAATCTCATCCAAATGATCAGATATACTTGGGTATTTATATAGATACCGATCTAGCTTAAGCACTAATTAATTCATCCTCTAACGTAAGCTCCTGAGCTTGCACATATCCTCTTCTAGTCAAAATTAAATGATCCGGAGTACATCTGAAAACTGTCCCCTCATCCAACTCTATTTCGATCAACTCCTCCACAATTTTGGACTCCCAACACCTGTTTAATTTAGAAAAACAAAAAGTCCCTTTACTTTGATCATAAGACAAAACAGAAATCTCGGCAAAAACCTCCTTAGAGAGAGCCTCCATTGCTATATTATATTCCCCCTCCTTTTTTCTAATACGAACCTCTGTCTCCCCCACAAAACAAGCCTCCTTATCCGTTCCGTGATCAAATTTCTTCCCTGTATCCCTGAGCCCTACAAACTCTCTCAATAAAAGAGGATGTCTCGGACCCTCCCACCTACCATCATTCACCATGATCCTAAATTTAATGTAAGGGTCTTTCGATTTATCTAGAGACAAAACATCTGTTTTAAAATGCTGCATCTCTGCTCGTTGTCTAAAATCGGCTGATTGAAATCCGTCAGTAGAAAGCAATCCAATATGATATTTATAGGAATCCCTGAGATCCACAATAAATTCCAAAATCTTGAACAGAGGGATTTCTTCCCCAGGACGAGACTGAAGATAGATCACCCATTCTGTTTTTATAGTGGGCTCTGAAAAAACCTTATAGGTTCCAGACAAAGGATCATAACGCTCAATCTTCTTGAATCCTTTGTTATACGAACAAGCTACCCCAGTCCTATCGCCTGTGAGGGAAAAGTCACAATGAATGAATCTAGGAGCCTGTGGATCTGCCCTCTGTCCCAGGAGATGTGAATACACGTAATCAATCAACCTATCAGAACCTTTTAAGGAGAGACGAATGACTTGCTGGGATGTGATGATGGGGAAATACATAGCCTGTTCCAACAGAGCTGGCTTAGTAATGAGCTTTTTACTCGTAATGGTACTGCGACCAGCCAAATCCTTTAGAGCCCCGTAAATGTCTTGTAAGCAGTCCTCTCGGTGCTCTTCAGGGAAATAAATGATATTGGACTCATCTAACGTAGCCCTATCAGCTATGTTGCTCTCATCGATAATAAAAGGATCTGTCGTAGTGTCTCCTGCAAACACAGGGAAAGAATGGCCTGAATATACTTGGGGCTTGGCTTCCCAAATCGGCATCTCTACAACATAGACCCCTTTGGAATCTTTGACCTTCTCAATATGCTCATCTAGAAAATCAGTGTCATCTTTTCTAGAAGATATCAAAATCATGTGTCCTGGGAGCCCTCCACCCGCTTCCATAAAACGAGTCTGGATTCTCCTTCTTAGAGTAGTGTAGGTATCCTTAGCCTGTCCCAGTCTTCCCCCAAAATTAGACTCATCAATCTCAGCAGCAAAAATAGCCTTCCCTAATCCATGTCCCCCAACAGAGCCCACAGAAATATCAGTCCTCTTGGGAAACAATGTTTGAAGAGCTTTCTGTCTCTTCTGTGTCATGGGATCTTGTTCGGATACCTTCTTTTTAAATTCTGCCAAAGATCTTTTTCTCAAGTCTTTGAAGTAAGGACTAACATCAAAAAATCCCATGATCTGTTGAAAGGCAACATCCTGAACTTGTTTCAACGTAGCGGAGAACACAGCAAAGACCAGAACGGTTGTGGGATCTAATCCAAAACGAGCATGAGGATTGCCCATGCATTGAATATTCTCAATGTCTTTAGCCCCTATGATATTTCCCCCTGTGGTCTTTCCTGTTCCAATTCCTCCAGTGAGAATAACCTCGTGGAAAGGACTAAAAAAAGGATTGGGGTAAATCTTGTGTAAGTGGTGCCTCCAGCACTCTCTGAATTCCTCTGAGTCTCTCTGATCCCATCTTCCAGATTGCTTCTGATTAAACAAGCGACCTAAATAATGATCACTGGCAATGAACTCATCTATATCTACGGGGACCCGTTCATAACCAAACTGCTTGCCGATGACTTTGTGGACTTCGACTTTTGGGTATTTTTGGTAGAGCGGGTCGAGGATCGAGAAGACTTCTTGGATGGGGGTTTTTTGGCTTTTTTGGGAGGACATGGAGGATCTTCTTTCTTAGGGGCCGGGAGAGCATTGTCCTGGATAATGTTTCTTAAATCCGACAGAATGGATTTTTCCATATCCGGAAATTCTTCCAGGGTAGTTATATCATGATGATCTACGTCCTGTTGATGTTCCTCTGTCCCCTGTACTGATCTCAGAGCCAGCATAATTTCATCCTTGAAAGTATCGTGATCCCCCTTTTCCATAACCTGTCTGAGGAACTCCAACTTATCTTGGAAGGTATCTCGTATGGTTCTGTAAAGTTGAATCTTCTGAGATTTTGGTAAGTCTTGTTGAAACTTGTCAGTAGATAATTCCTTCTCCATAGAATCCAATGTCATGAACATAGAACTCAGGGTAGAGGAAGTCTGCTGTGCTATCCCCGCAAATAAGACCTTGATACCAATAGAAGTCGTCGAAAGCAAGCTGGCTACCTTCTCATCCAGATTCGTTGGGTCTGAAAGAATGGAGATAGCTGTACTGACTGTAGTGTTCTTTTCTAGATCTACAGAAGGTTCTTCTGGCTCTATTTGTCTTCGTTTCCGAATCCTAGAAGAGCCTTTCGACTTACGTGCTTGTCGTGCTGGCATTAATAAAAGTGTAATGGATAATAAGAGAGAATGTCCAATAGAATACAAAAAAGAGGCTCAAACATTCGAACTTGTAAAGTCCACAGGAATAACTTTACCTGAAGTTTCCGTTTTAGTTTTCTTCTTCTTGAAGTCCTTCAACCACTCATCAACAGTGGTCGAAGGGAGCATATCTACACAAGCTATAATCACATTCGGGGAAACACTATGAATAAGAATCTCCTGGAAAGCTTTACTCTTCTTGAGATAGGCTACAAAGGCTGGGTCCTTTATTACTGACAGATCACGTTTCTCGAAGGACATCCAAGACTTTCTGATCAAGCTCAATCTTAACCACTTGATGGGATTGCTGAATGACCGAGGAATACTTGTTCACTGTCTGAACCCGAATCCTGTCCATCTTCTCAATGACTCCTCGAATGTTTGTAGGATCTACCAAACTATGCTGATAAGGAAGGCGGTACAATGCCTCGAAATCCTTTATCTGCTTCTGTTTGTCCTTCGCAGGCATATCACAAGCCATAATCTCGGCAATATGCTTGGTAGTCTGCTCATCCACTGGTTTGTTCTTTTCTCCCAGTGTATTGAGGTTGACCTTGAGGACCTGTCGGAAATACTCCAGGATCTGGGTATGTGTGGACATGGTAGCTTCCTGGAAAGCATCGGCCTGAGCTAAAGGCATTTCCACACCCTCTACTGAGACAGTCGTTTCCATATTGGATTTGACGATAAGCTTGGTGAGCACTTGTCTGGCTTTGAGCAGCGCTTCTATCTTCATCATCCCGGACTTAGCCAACTTCTCAAAATCCTTCCAGGAATTAAAATCCGGAGGTATTTCATTCCCTTTGCGAATGCCTAGAAATCGAGCGTCTTGGAGAACTTCCGAGCATCGTTTGTGTGAAGAAGACAGCAGGCCCAGAGCCTCCATCATGGTTATTTGAGCTTTTCTTGGTTCTTTTGATACTTTGGCTTTAACTGCCATTGAATCCTTCCTTCCTTATTCGTGTAATGGAATTGTGTCCGGGGAATGCATCTTACCCCACAGAACTGCCACATACCAACTCCCTGAAGGATTGATCGCATAGTTCTTGTAATTCCCTTTGTTCTCGTTAATATACTTCTCAGCCTCTTCCCAGCTCCCACAGGATTTCTCAATCTTGTCTATCATGTTCCCGCATCTCCTCTGTAGACTTACTCACTTGATCCAGTAAAGTTGTTTGCAGTTTAAATATCCTGCTCAATTCCTTTGTGATGTCCGACAAATTCCCTGCGCCATCTCTAGGAAGATCTTTAACCTTAGTTTCTAATGACCCTAAAAGACCACCTATCCTACTAAAATTAGTGATGAAATATGATACAAGAACACCCTGATTCATAGGAAAGTCAGCTCTATTATACTTATGATTGTGTGAAGAAGGAAGGTCTACCAGCTCCATTTCTCCAGAAAAATTTATCATCCTTTCCGCTATCCTAAAATTCAAATGCTTAACTGTAGGATCTTCAAAGAAAGTAAGAGTTCTACCAACATCATAGGCTATCTCAATTTCCTCCATAGTAGGGAAAGTCATTGTCCTTCCCTGGAACGTGGTCATCAATTTCACGAAGTTCTCTTCCCCAATCAACATGGGGATGTATATAAGGGATTCGTCCACTTCCATAAGATGGGAAAGGATAACCGCAGAAGCTAAACTGCTCTCTTTGTAAGACGGCATTTTAGAAGAAACCAAAAACCTACAACGTGTTTCTAGTAAATGTTTGGCTATTGTATACCGCATGAGATCCCGGTCATTTACCAAACCCTTAAACCCTTGAATATCTCCTTTAATATAAGAAACAAACAAAGGAAAAAGATCCTCCCCCAAAAGCAGTTGAATGGTATCCAAGCACTCTTTGAGAACTTCCCGGCGAACCAAAATTAAATCAGGATTAGTTTCTTTGAACACCTCTGCATAAGAAACAGGAACCCGCTTTTTCCTGTCCTTGTCATAAAGAATTTCCAGCATATTCTTTTGGATATACTTAGATGCATCATTCACCCTGAAATCCGATTTGGTAAGAATCTTCTCTATGAAAGACGAAGCGTAGTCTTTGGAAAGCTCTCCGATATCCTCAAAGGACATAGCAGTAGAGGACAGCTCCCACTTCATCCAATGGTAAGCAACATCCCGGACCTTCTCAAACACAGGCAAAAGGATGTCCCCCTCATCTGTTTCTCGATACTCCCGAATAAGAGGAGGAATTTCTCTGGCCTTCTTATAGACGTAAATATCTCGTGGTCTACTAATCTTTGAAAAACTCATCGAATAATTCCTCTGTAGCGTATCTCCTCTTTTTGTGGATTCTAAAAGTATCCTGAGAAACACGAGTCATGAGGATCTCACCCAGATTGATTTCATCTCCAGGTTTCATGGATAGGAGAAGGGCTCCTAAAACTCTGACTAATTTTTCAGGAACCCCAGTTGCTCTAGCTACCGCCTTTGGTTTTACCCGCATGATTACAAAATACTAGGAAGGGGCTTTTGTCTCCCTTCTCTGTATCTGAAGATATTGCTCCTCATCAACATACATCTGATTCCCCTTCACAGAAACAAGATAAAATCTCTCTCCAGTATAATAATCCACAACTACTTTTTGGGCTTTGGTCTTCTCAGTGGGCTTTTCCATACCCTACCCTATAAAGAACAAGAACCCCCTTCATTGTCGCACCCAGTCTCTCCCTTGGCTTCCCCTTTGATGTATTCGGAGGCAAATGCATAAGGAACAATCCCGGTCACGTACTTTTGGAAATCTTCTGGATTCACTTTCTCTTCGGGCATCTGCTCGTATCCGCTATCAAATAAAGGCAAGAAAGAAACATTTTTCAAAGATCTATCAAACATCTCCAAGACCCGAACCAAATCATCCTTTTCAAAATCCTGAAAAGTTACTGTGCAAGAGACTTGATTATCAGCCCAATAGCGCTGAACAAGTTCCACAAACTTTACCTGTTCCCAGACAGAAATCTCCGACCGACCTCGTATATTGACTGGGATATTGACCGGGAAAGCAATGACTACCGTATCATCAGATTCATAAGAAGAGAATCCTGTAAGAGAAGAAGGATCATCCTTGTACTTGATCTCCCATTCCACTTTGTATCCAAGCTCTCTACACTTATCCACAAGAGGGAGATGTGAAGACACTCTGATATTCTTGTAGTAATGCTTAGCCACAGGATAATGAACCCCGGCTGTTACTCCTGCTACTAAAGAAATAGTACCAGAAGGCTTGATCGAAGTGAGCTTCACACTCTCTGGAATCGTGAGCCATTTGCTGTATTGAGTGTCTGTAGCTTTCAGGAATTTGTATCCCCGATCCATCCACTCGATCATAGTGTTCATTCCCCTGGATTCTTTGAACATAGCTAATCCAGACAAGGAGATCCCAATTCTACGATTCTTGAGCTGCTTCTGATTTGTTTCAGGAATATGGGTCTTGGTCAGCGTCACAGACTTTCCGTACAAGTAAGCCGACTTCAAAACATCCTCAAAAGACACATAATCAGGAATATTCGTAGGGAAAATCTCAACGAGATTACACATCTCCTTATCTTCCAGAGATTGCTCCATACAAGGGTTTGCTCCTTTCACAAGAGCATCCCGATTGTTCTCATCATCCCCCATTCGACCAAAGCGACGAACATTGTCTAACCAAAACATTCCAGGCTCTCCATTGATAGCTGTGCGCTCAATAAGAGAAGAGTAATCCATTCCAACCTGACAGAATACAGAATTATTACTGTACTTCCCATATCCCTTGCGTTCTGGATTAATCTCATAATTCTTAAGATCCAAATAGTCTTCATCATCAGGAAAGCCTAGAGCTAACTCAGCGACCCTACGAACATTACCAGACACCACACAGGAACCTAAAAGATTCATAATGTCTGTAATCATCCTGGAATCCATGTGCTTTTTATCTGCTTCGATAGCTCGATCAAACATCTCCCTGAGATCCCAGTGCAATTGAATAAGGCTCTCTGGTCCCCCGGCTACTCCTCCAAATCCTTTAATAAGAGTATGCCTTGCTCGTATACCTGAATAATCAAAAAGGAGCTGGTGATTATCTGTGGGATGGATATAGGATCGAATGAGGGCTCCTGTACTCTCCACCCAGCCTTCTCTAGAATCCCCTATTACAAAATTCTTTGCTTCCCCAGTCGGTTTGTGGATCTCGACCTTGGATTCTCCTTTGACATCAAAACCACATCCAACTCCCAGCATCGAAACATCCATCAAAAATGTGAAGGGAGACTCATACTCTTTAGCTATGTTTCTCGTGCTCGTAAAGGCACAATTATGGGTCAAAATATTTCCCTCCAAGGTAAAATTTTGTGTTGTAGGAACTTCGGCACAAAAAACCTCTTCTTCTACTCCTAAATCTTTCACAGAAACAACATTCCAATTTCTTCTGGGCGTGTCTTTATTCCCCGCCTTTTCACTATGTTTTTTTCTTAAGAAAAACCCCTCCGGAAATGTATCCCGCATGAAAGTTATGTCCCATAATTCTCGATCTTCCTTATAATTAGAAGACCCGCTAGAAAACCTGATTGAATAAGTCCCTATCCCTATAATAGAAGCAACATCTCGAACTAACTCCAAATTTTCTTTTCGAGAAGAAGACAAAGTGACTTGCCCATTATCCACTGACCCGTCTGCTGCGAAATACCCCATCAACCAACCTAATAGATATTTTCTGTCCCAGGACAGATCAGGCTTATCCTTAAAATGTTCTGGTAGATCGATCACTCGGATTATATTTCTCTCTTCTTCAGGATATTTGTCATTAGCCGAATAATAGTGAAGAAGATCCTGTTTTTCTCCTACTAAACTCAAAGAAGTGCCTGTGCCGTCCCCAAAAGAAATTCCATGTTGAATCCCTTGAGGAGAAGGCTTCCCCGCTGGTTGGGCTAACTGATACCTCAACCACATTCCTTCTTCTAATTCAAGTGTAGTCAATTCATCAAAAGAATGCCCTCTCCGTACCTTATGACCATGCTGGGCATACCATTTGTGGTCCTTGGTTACTCGGATGGTTTTATGAATTCCTTGTCTAGTTAATGTAAGCTCATATAAAGACTGGAAACCATAAGATCGAACAGGTGCCGAAGTCCAAGTTCCAGCACTTGTGAGAAGAAAAGGTTCTGTGCCTACTAAATTTTGTATTTCCTTAGTTCCATGTCTGGTAAGAACCTCAGTATCCCCAGAAAAACAGTTAAATAATCCAGCCGGAGTCCTGGTGTGAGCATACTCGGTTCCCATCATCCACAGCCCTCTCCCAGGAGGAAGGAAATATAAATTCATCATATGAGAAAACATTGTTTGAGCTGCTTTAGTTGCTTTCCCCTCATCCCAACTTAGATGATGGGAAAGAATATGATCCTTCTGTAATGAAAAAGAACCTTCCACACAACGCTTAATAACGTCCCGGAAAGATTCCTTTGTTCCATCTGGTTTAACCCGGCTATAGGTCCTTAGAAATGTAAATGCTCCTAATTCTCCAAATCCTAACTGGGGCTCTGGGATCGAATTTACAAACTCGTCCTCAAGTTGAAAAGATAAAAAATGAGCCACGACTGAATCCTCCTGCTGCTCTTTATCACGTAAATACCACCACTACTGCGCCTGCCCTGGAATTTTATATCCCTCTCCTCCCCTAAGTCTTGAAGCGAAACGTATCCCGCAAAAAATAAGAGGAAAGAAAAAACGACCGTGAACAGTCGCTTTTATCCGGTGTCGTTCGAGATCACATTGAAGTTATATTTTCTCACGCTTCTATCTCCATTATCTTGGAGACTCTGTCCCTCATTGTGACTTCGAATACTTTGTCACAACGAGCAATAATATCCCTTTGGTGAGAATCCATTATGATCTGAACTCCGAGCTTCTGACTTACTTCAACCAACATTTGTCCCGCTTTCGGTTGTCGATCCCTGTTAAGGAATTTGAAAGGCTCATCCAAGATAAAAACAGGACGAAGGTTCTTTCTCGACAACTTCCAGCCTACCACCCGGAGAGCAAAAGATGCAACATCTAGCACCCCGCCTCCTGACTGTTCCATAGGATCAATAACAGCATCTCCTCTGGTAAAGAAGATGTCTCCCTCTGTTTTGTTCCTTCTCTCTGTAAATTCCAAATGAAACTCATAAGGATCTTCAAAAACCGTTGACAAACAAGTGGAAACCAATGAAGACACTTTGAACTCCAATTGCTTCTGAGTTTGAAGGGATACATCTCGAATGATCTGCTGAGCCTTCTTATGATCATCTTTCTGATCTCTGAGCCCGACGACCTTTGTAGCAATCGATTCTATTGATCTCAGAATCTGATCCCGCTCTCCTGTGAGAGCAGACACTTTGAGTTTGAGATTCTCTACACAATTCATACTAATCCTAAAAGTGTCCCATGCTCCTCGACAAGGCTCTCATAACGAACCTGAATCCTAGCTTCCATAGCTTCCTTAGCTTCTTTCTTTCCCTGGAGCAATTCTTCTGCCTTGTCCCAGCTACTACAAGCAAACCTGGACTCTAAATCAGACTTGAGCTGTTCGAGCTTCCCTTCTAACTTAGACCCCTCTTCCTGAGCATCTTTGATCCTCTTGTCCGCTCGCTTTATATTCTCTAAAATATCATCAATCTTGTGTTCCACAGCCACCCCTATGCTTTAACATGCGTCATTACAATATCCCAAACATGATCTGGAACATTTGGATTCTCTTCTTTGTATCTTTTTATATTCTCCTCAAAAGACAAAGTGATTTCAATGTCAGAATTCAGAGACTCTACCCAAGCATTCATTTTCTCATCCGTCTCTTTCTTCCTCTCAATATGCTCCCTGGAAACCACGCCCTTCTCAATGGGAACGGGAACCTCTTCTAGGGAATTGTCATCCTTCCAGATAAAAACCGCAGGAGCAAAATTCTGTTGATCCGCAGACATCCTCAAGAAAGAACCAGGATTCAAAAGCTTCTGATTCCCTTTCTCATAAATGAATTTCTGGTGATTGTCCCCGCACAGAACGAGTTCATATCCTGAGAGCTGTTCCAGGGCCTCCTCTGCTGAAAGACCATCACATCCAGGCCAAGGAATTTCCTTCTCATAGACAAACTTATGTACCACAGCCAAACAAGGTAAAGAATTCCCGCTAAGCATTTTTTTCAATCCTGTTCCCCAGGAATAGCCCCATGCTGTGAAATCCTTATTGTCCAGATATCCCATGTCTGTTATCTCAGTCCACCCTAGCTTTGAAGTCAAAAGAACATTGAGATTAGATTTTTCTAGATTCTTCATGCTATGGCCTGAAATATCATGTTGTCCTACGATGAACAAACCAGGAGGAAGAAGTTCCTGAACCTTGCTCAAAAGCCAAGGACTGGATTTCCATTTGTCGAAAACATCCCCCGCATAAACAATAGGGACCTTTGTTTCCTCCCAGAGTTTTTTCAACCAACGCCACTTATTAAATTGCGCCTCCAAAAAATCATCCACACGACACTCAGGAACCGTTTCCCTTGCATGGAGATCGCCCACCAAAATAGCTATCGGTTTAGCCACAAAACACCTCTCTGCCCACAGGCTGCTTACACAAAGGACACTCATCAGGAATGAGTTTCTCCCTCTCCGCTATAAATTCCGCCTGCTCTGCCTCAACAGAGAACAAAGCAGATCTCATTTTAGTATAGGAGGAAATCATAGCCTCAATCTCTGCCATGGATTTTTGTATGGTTTGGATCTCTGCTATGCCTTCCTGGAACCCTTCTATAGCCTTGGAACACTTGCTCATCCTCTTGGCCGGACTCAGGGCTTTCTCTACCTGTTCTCTGCTCTTCAAAATCCCCTGAATATCCTCTATGTATTTTTGAGCTACAGCAGACATTCCAAACAGGTCCCTGATAGCCAAAACAGACACGCCAGCCCCTTTATAAGGTTTCAGGTCTTCTAGCCTGCCAGTAACCGTTTGCGAGTTATCAAGGAGATCTGAGAGCCCTGAGATGTCCTCTTTTATCTTATCTGTTTCTGCATTAAGCTGATCCAGGGCATTCACTTGATTAGCAGCTTCATCCAGGTCTGTGTATTGATCCAGGGAGGATATGTGTTCCACAAGAAGAGCTTCATTAGCTTTGATATCCGCACTCAGGGAATTGACCGTTTTCTGAATAGAAGAAACCGCATAGTCCATCTTCTCTAAATTCACAATCCTATTGAAAAACCGACCCACTTCCCCAGGAGTCCAGGACAGAAGAAAATGTTTGTCGAACTGGCCTTGGAAATTTATCTCTGGATCTAATCGAAGGAGGTCTGACACTTCCTCTGGAACTGAGGTCCCAAATGCTGTGAGATCCTTGCTCTCCTTCTCTGTCACAATCTTGTAAACTTGCTTCTTCTCTCCCTTGGTCCTTTCTACTGAACCTTCTGCCACGTCAAGGAAACAAGAAACGAAATCCTGTCCCTCTCGAATAAAAGCATCCCCTGAAGGTCTGTTCTGGGAAACGAACTTTATCGTCTTGAGGAAAGCAGATTTACCTACATCCGATTCCCCCACAAAACAATTCACCCCTGGATGGAGTTCTACGTCATATTTAGCCAACGCCTGGAAATCTGTTCCTCTGGCTCCTTTGATCATACTGTTCTCCCTAAAGCCCATTCTTTCATACCCAAATGAGCCTCTCCGTGGGCTAGAGTGTACGCCACTGCCAACGCAGCCCAAGAGTGCTTTGCTATTCCAAACAGAGGTCCTGGCTGCTTCTTAATACCCACTGAAGCATCCTTCCCCCCTCCTACTTTTGGAAACCTATCTTTAAGCGCCTGAGTTAAATTCGTTCCTTTGGCTGCACGACTCCCGCAAAGAAAGACCTTAGCATCCGGTCTGGTAATTCTGTAGATCTTGGACTGGTAGTCTCGTGCTCTTTCTTCTATGGCTCCGATAGCTACGCAGGTATTAAAAATGGGATCTCCTACAGGCATCCCGTAGCAAGACACCATCTCCACTGCCCAAGAGCAGTTTTGAAAACACCTTATGACATAGGGAAACCGATCGTTGGGAAAAGCATAATTGGAGAAAGCAATCCTTGGGGCTTGGGGAACATAAATAACCAGCCCGGATGTTTCAGGTCCTGGATCTACTCCTATGATGAAATCATCGGAGATTGGGACCCTTACATGTTCGCCTTTTTGGTTTGAAAGAATAACTTCTTTCATACGGTTTCGTGATACAAATTAGACAAAAGTTCACAAACCTCAGCCACCTTCTTAGATGCTTTGGCATCCTCCTCTAAATAAGGATGCTCTCCTATCATGCTCTGAATAATCTCAGAACAACAATAGGCCCGGTCATTGAATTCATTCTTCAAAGACCTCTCTACAGGAACCTCTTTTTCCTCGCACATAGCTACCCCTAGCAAAAAAACTCAGCCCATCGCTTAAAATTCTCTGGACGTAAAAAAGTATGTAATCCATATTCCTCAAATACACTAGCGAATCTCTTAGAACAAGACATAGGATATCTGATTTTGCCCTCATCCAAAGGAAAGTCCAAAGGAACATCCCTAAAAGGAAGTCTGATTATATTACGATTTCTCCGAACAATGCCCATCCCCTCATCAGAAGTAAGGGCTTCCCATGTTTTGGTAGTATTTTTCAACTCACCTTTCAGATACTTAACCGCAGTCTTTTCCCCTACCTTGACTATGCCTGGAATATTGTCTGAGGCATCCCCTGCCATAGCCTTGATGGTCACGTAATCCGAAGGACCCAATCCCCCATAACTTGTTCTGAAGTCTTTCTCTGTCACAAGGGGAACACTCCCTTTTCCAAGAGGAGCAATAGAAACGGACTTGGATAGGAGCTGATACATGTCTGTGTCCCCAGAACCTATAACCAATTCATGTCCAGGGAGCTGTTTGACAGCACAGGCAATCAGATCGTCAGCTTCCATTCCATGCTTCTGAAAAACATACTGACCTAATCCAAGAGCAGGAAGAATATTATGTCGAATAGTGTCGAACTGCCAGTACATATCCTCTTGTTCTTTAGGCATCTTTTCAGTCCTCTCTCGATTCCCTTTGTACTCAGGAAATATAGTCCTCCTGGGCATCCTGGAATTGGCTCCATCCCAAAAGAAAAGGACCCGGCCTGTATTGTGATGATGACACATATCTATGAGCTTGCGAAGGAAGCCATAGATTACCCCTGTTGGAACACCTTTATGGGTAAGCTCTCCTGTTGTATGGAAACTAACGTGTCCCAGATTATTACAATCTAAGAGAAGGACAGTATTATAAGATCTCCTACGCATATTTTCGGAACCTTGTAACGACCAAGGATGCTTCGATCTCTTTCCAGGTCTGGGTTGTCTTGTCTACCAACCACTTCATGACTTCTGGATCTTCTGTCCTCTTGAGAAAGGTTGAGGGGAGTCCTTCAAAACCAAGTTCCTCAATAGTAATGGAATTGGATTTCTTCTTCTCTTTTTCTTTCTCTTTGTCCTTTTCCTTGTCTTTCTTTTTCGTATTCTTTTTCTTCCCTACCTCAAAAACTTTCTCATCAATCAAAAAAGTGAGGAGAGCCTCTGCATCATCAATCCCCAAAGCATCCCGCATAACAATCGGAACCTCTCTACGCTTCCCTGTTATTTTGTTCTTAGAGACTCTAGTTACTGTGTGAACTCCAACCTGTCGGCCTCTGACCTCTAGCTTCCCTCTAATCTGAACCCAGGATTCCAGGGAAGTATAAAACAAAAGAGCATCTCCCCCAGTTCTATACCTAACCGGGAAACGAGAATCCAGCTTTTTTCGAACCTGTGAAATGACAATGAGAAGAGAATTATTTCCCTTCAGCTCATCATTCATCGTCCGAAGAATCTGAGTGATCGAAGCTGCTTTCTTGGCTGCTGTGTAGTCGCCAGTAGTCGCTTCTCCTGTCTCTCTGGAGATCTTCTGTTTCTCCACCTGAGCCAGCTCATTCTCACTGGTAAGAGCATCCAGGGAATCCAGAAGATAGATAAATGGCCTGCCGTCTTCCAGGCAGGCATTCATAGCATCCTGCCAGTCCTCTACTGTAGAAGAATACCCGGTAAGAGTCTTCCCCTCGTGGGGCTTCTCTATTCTCGAAGCTGTGCGTTTGCCAAACATAGCTCCGATGTCTATCTCAGCAGCACACTCAGAATAATCATAGATGAATCTATAATCATCAAAAGAAGGGAGCAGATTACACTCCCCGAAACAAGACAAACCCAGGACAGTCTTTCCAGAAGAAGAATCTCCAACGACATTGACAATTGTGCCGACTGGAAACGCCCCATCTGGCCTGTCTGTACAAGCCAGATTATAAAGGGTGCTCCCTGTAGGAACCATCAGATGAGTTTTTAAATTCTCATCCTCCTCTTCCTCCTGGTCGATCATCGCATCTAATTCTGCAATGGTATCAGGCTGAGGCTGTTTTTGCTTTTTGGAGCTTCCCATTTCCGCCCCGGACGGGAGGTGCTGCTTTTTTCTTGGAGCCACCTTTGGTATCCCCTTTCTGTTCCTTGAGCCCTTTTTCAACTCGATCAATGATCATCGGAACATAGCGATCCGGAAGGCCCGTTCTCTTGTTATGGAGATCCTCCTGGACTTTCTTCATGAATACTTCCAGGGGCATGAACCCGCCAGCTTCAAACCAGTGCTTCCGATACATCTCAATGATCCGGGCGAACGTCTCATCTTCTGTCTCAGCCGAAACAACTTTTTTCACACGAGATATAATGTCTCTCTGCTTGTTGGATTCCTTGCTGAAAAGAATGAGGGAGTACCTCTCCACATCCTCTTTAGGGACCCAAGCGGATACCAGAACATCTTTTGTTTTTTCTTTTGTGTCTTTCGACATATCAACTCCTCTTAATCAGGTTGCTTTGTTGTTTGACTTAGCTCTGAAGCATTCAGGCCACAGATCGCATTTCAAGCAAACTTCTCTACAATGTGGTTGGTCAGTATCTATACCGTATTTGAATCCTGACGGACACTTTTCGTCCCCTGATTTCTCTGTAGAGGTCGTATCTTCCTTAGTCTTTTCCTTTTCCCCGGAAGGTTCTTCTTCTTTCGCTTCCTCTTTTTTATCTTCCTCTTTCTTCCCCGCCCCTTTACAAGGCTTGCACTTCCTACCGTTAGAGGACTTCCCTGCTCCTTCACACGCTACACAAGCATCAGGATCTAATTCCTTAGTCTCCTGCTCCTCTTGCTCCTCCTCTTCCTCAGAAGGGGATTTCGTCGTCTGGGATATCGACTCGGATGCATTCTCTTTGGCCTGTCTGCTGGCTGCTTGATCCGCTGGACTCTCTGACTCCGCATCGTCTTTAGATTCAGTCTCTTCGGAATCACCCTCAGAGCCTCCAAAGAACATGGCAGCGATCTTATCGTAGTCCAGGATTCGAACAATCTTGTCCAGAGGAAATCCCTCTTTGAGAATATCTTCCGGATAGTCTTTAGCCCTCTTGGAGAAAGAGATCTCATCGACCTTATTGAATTTGTACTTTCCGGAAGTGTCTACTACGAAAACTAAATCCAAAGTAGAACCACCCTCCAACTCAGCAAAATCCAAATGAGGAGAATCATCCTTAGCCCTTTTCAGTTTTCGATCCAGCATATTGGTGAAACAGAAAGGGGAAATAGTCCAGATTTGAGGTCCCTTGTCTCTGTCCTCCGTATCGATGACATTGAACATATCCATGTCCTTAGACCGGATGTTCTTTATCAATGTGCTGTTAGCGTCATAATTTTCCGAAAGAGCGTCCACTTCTTCACAAATTGGACAGGGAAGATTCTTGAATCTAGGACAGACCAACTTCTCTTTGCTTGCCCCTACGTTCTTATGTAGAGGGACAGTCAGAACCCAAAAAAGATCTCCCTTCTCTACTTCGTCTGGATGATTATCCATGGTCACGACATACGGGATGATGTCCAGGTTGATTTCTTCCTCAACCTTCTCTCTGTAAAAAACAGGCTTTATTCCTTCCTCGAAAGTGTACAAAAGACCCATGCCCTTTACTCTGCTTGCTCTTTCCCTTGTCCTTTCTCGCATACTTTTTCTTTGCATTACACCCTACTCCTTGTTGATTTTAGTTTTCATTGTCCTTGTTCTGGCAACACGCCTATTTGCTAATCTTTTGTCTTCTGGGCTCATGTCTGAATGATCTGAGTCGCTGTAATAATTTCTTAGATACAAAGTCACTAAATTTTCTAAAGCTTTCTTTTTGTGATCCAAAGCCGATAAAACACCCCTGTACCTCTCCGCCTGATAAACAGCTTCGGCTACAGCATCATTCGCAGCCTTAACTTCAGGCTGGAGATCCACTGCTGAGCGCATAGCATCGACGGTAGTTTTAGTAAGTCCATATTTTGAGGGAGTTTTACAAATGTCTTTGAATGTCTCTGCTTTGACTCTATCTACTCTCTGTCTTGCTCTTTCAAGTCTTTTCTTTGCTAAAGCTTGGTCTTCTGAATATTGAAGAATAAGAGATGGTTGCTTCAACCATTCCGCATCTAATCTATGCTCATCAATTTCTATATCTTCTATAAAGGAAGGTCTGCTCACTGTTTCTATTCTACCCCTTTTATTCTAAAAGACAAGCCCTCTACTAAAAAATCTAAGAGCTACTAAACACTTCGTAACAAGATTTTACTAACCCTGCGAACTCTGATTCTCTAAATGATTTCGAAAAACAATCCAAAATAATGAAGGCTTTTGATCCTTTTGTGCTCTCCAATCTACTGGAAAGTATGACCTGAGTGCAATAAGAAAGCACCACCCTTCTAACAGACTCTGGATCTCCTTTTAATTTTTTAAGAACAGGCTTTATCTTAAGCCAACCCGCCTCATCCATAGTAGTCGTGGACTCCATAAGAGTCTGTGCTAAATCAAAAGCCAAGGTCTGTTCCTCTTGGAAAGCCTGGACAGCTTCCATCATATCCTCTGAAGGCACATCCTTTATAGAATCGAGGATCTGGAGAGCTTCTCTGGGTCTGCCTTCTGATCTCTTGAATATCTCATCACAGATCTCTGGGATAACCCCAAATTTCTCTTTGTGAGAAACCGTCCGAATAAGGCGCATCATCTCCATCCGAATCAAAGGATGAAATTCATACTGGATACATCTCCCTCTGATCTCATTGAATAATCCTCCGGGCTGATTTGTAACCAGAAAGAAATACACATGGGGAGGAACATCTTCCAGGGGCTTGAGAAGACAGGACATAGCATCCTTGGTCATCTTATGGGCTTCATCGAAAACCCATATACGACTCTTCCCATACATAGGAGCATACTTACTATTCAAAGCAATCTCCCGAATATTATCGATCCCTCTCTGGCTCCCGCAATTCACCTCTACATAATCTGAGCCCTCGCACCCAAGTTCACTGGCACAGATCCGGGCTGCTGTTGTTTTCCCACAACCTGTAGGTCCATGGAACAGAAACACATGAGGAATCATATCCTCTGGCCTGTCAAAAACTGTCTGGAGAGAGGTTATTGTTTCGGGAGATCCGATCATGTCTAAAAAAGTCGCTGGTCGATGTTGATTATATAAACTCATCTACAGATCCAATTTCCGATAAACCTGAGCCAATTCTATGGCACGAGATAAATGGGGCTGCTTGCCATGAGACAGATGCTTGGAAACACTGTCGAATCCAAAAGACCGGAGATTCTGGGATCTCAATTGGATTATCGCCAAAGACTGGATATCTACTGCCGGGAGAGAAAAAGAATTCACAAGCTTGTATGCTTTTGGATGGAGCAGGCTGTTTGGGTTGTTCCTGTTGAACAAATTGTAGGCATCCTCAAACCAACGCTCAAAGACGATCATAGAAAATCCACCCCAGATAAATAAACGAGGTCTTTCCCAATACATCCCTAACTTATGCAACGCCAGAAAAACAGAATCAGCCGAATCCCAGGACAATAACTGATTCCGAATATCCTCTTCATCTCCCTTGAGTCCTAGATATTCGGAGGTACTCATATCCAAATCAAAATCCTCCTCAAAAGGACTGACCGAACTAGAATAAGACTTCTCTAACTTTTTGTCCTTCCGATGGAGGAGGGCTGCGTCAATTCCTATAACAGAACAACACAAAGGATCTAAAGAAGTTGTCTTAAATGTAATCAAAAAATCGTAGAGTGGTTCACTCATAGCTGCCCCTTAGTTTAGTTTCAATTTTTTTAGCTCAGACCAGTTCCCGTCAACAGGGGAAGCTTCCACTGTGACTTCCATAGGAACGATGATCCATTTCCAGTATTTTCTAAGTCTCTTACACATTATATTTAATAAGAGATCTAACACATTGTCAAATTCACTGTCCAGAACATCGAGCACAATCGCATCATGGATCTGGCCCAAGATCAAGGATTTCATGTTATTTCTCCTGAGTTCTTTGTCTGTCTCAATCAATGACCAAAGCAAGCAATGAAACGCTGGACCCTGTATTGGTGTATTCAAAACTTGGTTCTTCTCTAATGGGATTCCGCCACATCGAAACCCTGTCAAAAGATCTACGTAACCCGTGTCCAAATATTTTTTGAATGTCTTCTTCTTCCAGGCAGAATATTTCTTAAAACGAACATTCCAAAAAATATCCTCCACCCCTCTAAGGTGATCTTTGAAATCCTCCAGATTATGCACTCCATGTTTCGCCAGATGATCATAAAGACCCACGCCCTGTTTTGTAACGAGGTTCATTGAATCAATATAATTCCACATAATCCGAGCGCAGTTCCCAAAATAATCTCCATAGAACTGAGCAAAGGTAAACCCGTTCTTACCCACGTAACGGATATTTCCTATGTCTTTTTCTTGGTCCTCGTTATCTGGTGTCATGTCTTCCAAGGATAGGAAAAAAGCATCCTGAGAAACATCCCTGTGCATGTCCGTGGAGGGATCTCTAATGTATTTCAGCATGTTCGGATCTTTGTGGCAACAGGCACTCACCTTGACCTCGATACCCCCAAAATCCACTTCTACCAACCTGTGACCAGGACGAGCGGAAAAAGCCTTCCTGATCATGTTCATCATAAAAGGGTCCCGCTTAGGAAGGTTCTGAAAATTGATCCGGGAACTGCTGGAGCGATAGGTCTTGACTTTGTTCAAATGAAAGAAAGGATGGAGAACCCCGTCAAATTGCTCTTTGAGAATCCCTCCGAAATAAGTAGACCGAGCTTTCTGAATCCCTCGAATATCTAAGATGTGCTGAACCCCAGGAACCTCCGGGGCCACAATAGAAAGAGCCTCTTCTGAAACAGAATAATTTCCCTTGTCAGTTATAATTGGAGGAGGAATTTCCATCACCTCAAAAAGAACTTTCCCCAATTGTTTTGTCGAATCCAGGTTGATCTCTGTAGGAGGCATCATCTTCCCCCAGAGCTGGTAAAGCTCCGACTCTTTTAGAAGACTCTGCATAGCCTCTTCTCTATTCTGGAGATGCTTGTCTGTCTCCTTGCAGTAGGGAAGATCTACTTTGATGCCGTTGTACTCAGCTCGTGCTAAAGCCAGAGCCCCATCATGAAATAATTGGTAAGCTTCCTGAGTCGTAGCTCTCATTATTTTTTCTCCAGCATGGACGTAGCCAATAATCGATTCTCTATCATCTGATCCAACGCCAATCTTCTCTGATAAATACAATCCAAACCACAATAAATCATAGCCTCTCTGGGATCTGCATTGGTGATGTTATTCATGGCATTCGATCCAGAATCATCCTCATCATCATGTGTCAGAAACTTGTCTACAGCAGAAGAATAATCAGGTATTCCAAAACGAATATAGGTCTGGAATTTCAATCCTGTTATGCCTTCCCGATTGTCCAGGATATGAGCGCCCTCCATTGAGCACCATTTCCAATTCACAACACCCTCAAGACCTACCTTGGCTCTGCTCCAATTCTCCTCAAACTTAATATGGTGTGCTGTCTTCTCAATTCTGGGATCTAAAAGAATCCTCCTCCATAGATAAAAGATTCTGTCATCTCTTGTGATAGGGAAAGGGAATGCTGTGGACTTCCCATCCTCCACACTGAATCCCCCATAAACGATTCTATGCCTGGAATCCTGGGGCTTAAGTCCTGTCGTCTCGTAGTCAAAAGCAAAGAGGGGATCTGGATTATCCAAAACATCTATCAAAGCTCTCTCGATCTCAGCTCTTTTGTAAAGAACCCGCACATTCTTTCGATCCTCATCCAAATCACTGAAATGAGTTCTCTCTGGCAGGTTCATGTAAGTGTCCATGTCATTGAAAAACAAGGTTGGGATAACAGAAGGGATCTTATCGTCCAAAGCCCTGAGAATAGCCGAAGGATGATAAGTAGCACAGATCCAAGCTTTGTAAAAAGCATCTGGAATGGTGAAGCCTCGCCAATAAGAAACGGAGTATCTTTTGATCCGGGTCCAGCGATGGCCTATTATGCTCTGAATCGCTGAATTGCCCAGGAGAAGAATCTTAGATGGATTCCTTTCTTGGATCTGCCTATGTAGTCTGGTTCGACAACACTGGATCTCAAAGTCTGAGGGGGTTCTGTTCTCTCTCGGATGACACTGAATAGCATTAGTTTTCCAACAATCTCTTTCTAAATGAATCCCGTAATCCTCTAATGTTTCTCTGAGGAACTCCCCGGCTTTACCTACGAAGGATTCCCCCAAAGCATCTTCTTGACTACTAGGAGATTCTCCAATAATGAAGATACCTTTCCTGCCCTCTCCAACAGGCTCCATCTTAGGATGCATACACCCCGTATAGAGCTTACAAGAAAAACAGTCCGGAATCTTATTGGACTTCTTGGCTTTGGCTACATCTTTAAGGCTGTTCCCGAAAAAACCTACTATGTCACCAATGGTTCACCTCTTTACTGAATTAGCTTTGAGAGATGCAGACTACATGTGAAAATCTTTCCCCAGATATTTTCACTCTGCCTCCTCCAATTTCCAAATTGTTCCCTAAAGTTAAAGCCGAGAGTAGATGCTCAGATCGAATTGAAAACTGAATGGGATCGCCACCATATTCCATATCAAACTTTTTTTGCATCCACCCTAGACTTCCGCCAAGATAAAGCGACAGAGAATTATCTGCTACTCGCACCCGAATATCCGGATGATCCTTGCAGAAAACCTTTGCAGGCTTGGGCAGCTCTTTCTCAAGACCCGCCGGAAATTCTACAGAATTACCCGAAACATCAGAACATGTCTCAAGATCGTCGTACTTTTCGCTGTATGTGCGAACTCCAGCGATACGCCCCTCAGACTCTTCTAACAGCAGCCAAGGAGATGCAACAGCATAAGCCGTGAATACTCTCTTTGAAATCGCTTTTAACAGATGACCAGGAACCAAGATGCCTCCGCTATTTGGGAATACGGCTTCTTCAAGCTCGTACCTTGACATACGGAAGCCATCACAAGCTTCAACTCTGCCTCCCTCGAAGTGGACGCAGGTTAATTTAGGATCTAACATCGTCTGCGAAACCGCAGGCAACACATCTCCCAAAGCATCCCCTAAACTAACTCCAGTCAAAGACTTTCCCTTCTTAAAAGAAGGAAGAGCAACCAAAGCCTGATTAGTGGTGGGAATCTCAGCCAAAACGGAACCACACTCAATCTTCATCACATCATCTTCAACTTTCAGATCCACCTCTTCCTCCGGTAAAGAAGGGAGAGAATTCACTACGGCAACGAGTTTTTCTCTAGGAACCGAAACCGGAACCTTGCCGAATGGATGATTAGCTTCTGCATAGGCTAAGGTTTCCCCGCCAAATACAATCACTTTACCATCCAAGAAAGTTACGTTCGGACCTTCCTTTACCGAGGCAAAAGAAGTCACAAACTTGAGGACACTTTGAAAATTTAATGGATTCATTCTTGGATACCTGCCCTGTCGAATATCTCAACGATTGAAGATTACTTAGATTTGAACTGGTTGTCAATAGGGGTCGGATAAGAATCTAGAAAAATTCTGCCCATGCTCCTTCTCTCTAAGACCGTAACTGTACTAAAAGGATCAAAATCCTCTTCTCTGGAAAGCGTGACCCCCACTCGCAGGAGCCCTTTTTTCTTCTCAACTAAATCCTGATTCAAAACAACCATTCCAGTAACATGAGAATTTTTTCGTTTATCTTCTGAGAAATGCTGATCAGTCAAATTAGAAGCCTGACTTCCCATGGAATTGGATTGAGTAGCTGTAACCACACAAGAACTCCAATCCTGGCTCAATCTCCGAAGCCTTCCCCATCTTTCATTGTGAACATCTCTCCCGTCCCTCTGACCCTTCTCAGGAGCCAGTACGTCGGCGTAATCGATCACAACCACATCAGGCACAAAATTCTGAGTTCTTTCCCACTCCTGTAGCAATGTGTGAAGATCCTCGACTGTGGTTAAATTCCTGGGGAAGATCTCCACCCGAAAATTATTACCATAACGCTCTAACTGTCTTTGGAATAATTCCCAAGCATCTTCCTTAGTCAAAGGCTCTTGTTTGCCTCTGAGCCAATACCAAAGAGCAGGATCGAAATCTGACTTCTTACAATCTCGACAAGCTGTGCAACTCTTGTACTGATCAAAAGACTTCACAGAACCAATCAAATCCCAGTACGAGAGTTTGCCGATCTGAGATTTCTTGTACTCTTTGAAGGGATAGTGATCTCTGGTGATAAACTCATCTCGTGTGCAAGAACCCATTTGGGAATGGGTACAATCGAGGGTAGGAATGTAATCCGGTCGGCAATATTTTTCCATGTAGTGCCTGCCTGAAAGGGAAACTCCCATCCTTCTCAAAATCTGCTTCTCTGTCATATCCCCCACTTCAAAATAAACAACAGAACTACCTGATCGATGGGCCTGGAAAGCCACCTCCTGAAGCCAGAAGGATTTTCCTCTTTTCTCAGGAGCTGTGATACCTACAAACGAGTCTCTGACAAATTGATGATCCAATAATTCGCCTAAAGCGCCTCCGAAACGAATCAAGGGTTCGTAGTTCATGTCAAAGGCCCCAAACACAGCCTCCTTGTTCTCCAGAAGCTTTCCACTGGAAACCGAAATGAGCTTGACAGGCTTTGTCTCAGCTAAGAGCTTGTGAGCCTCTGGAACATCTCCCTTATCCAGACACTCCCCAATATCCTCCTTGAGCATAATGAGCTGCTGTTTCTGGAAATAGTTCTCTGTGTCCTCGATGAGGATAGCGGGATCAAAATCAGCGTAAGTTCGTTCGTAATCTCTGGAGAGTCCTTCGAGGATCTCGGCTATATCCTGCTCTACTTCCTTGCTCTGGATCTTGCCTGTGGACAGCTTCGACTGAAAGAGTTCTTCTATTTTTCTCTCAGGAGCTTTCTTGTGTTTGGAAAAGTAATCGAGCACCCAGCTAATAAGGGTTTCGGCTGACTCAGAATCGATATAATCTGAGTGGTAGATTTTGATGAAGTCCTCTATGTAAGAGGCCGAAACAATGAGTCCCGTTACTATTCTGCGTTCAATACTCATTGACTGCTCTCTTATCATTTCCATCTAATACAAGGCTCTTACACATCTCACTGAATCGAGAAGCTAAGCGCTCGTAATCACCCTCATACAAATCCTGTAAGCTCGAATTAGATGTAACCCAAGTAGGAAGCATGTGAGCATAACGATGGTTAATGATAGTGAACAGTTCCTGGTATTTCCAGGGAGATAATGTGTGCGCTGCAAAATCATCTAAATAAAGAGCGTCACAATATTTGACCTTATCCAGGGTGTCGAAAGTTGTCCCGGAAAATTCCTCACTTCTGAGGTTGTGTAGAAGATCGGTAGTTGAGACAAAGCTGTACTTCAAAAAGGGAGCCCTGCCTAAGTGATCAATGAGGATGGAAGCTAGAAGATGGGACTTGCCCGATCCGACTGGTCCGGCTATAAAAAGCCCTTGTCGGTTTTCCTTCGCTTCAGTTTGAATCTTTTTTGGGAAGTCCTCTAGTTTTGCTTTTTGGAATCTTGGTGGTATTCCGGCTTCCCTTATTTTTTCCTGTACAATTCGATCAAGCTCGTCTTGGTTCAATTTGTTCCCAGCCCTCCGGCTTCTCAGCCCTTACCCATTCCTCCTCGGTGGTAGGTGTAGGGTTTTGATTTAGTCTTCGAACCAATTTGACTTTGAAAATTCTTGGTTGTCCCTGCTTTGTCCTTTCCCATTCCGTCCAAGAGATTTACAAATTTCAATTTCCCGTTGCTCGATGACTTCTTTCGAATATTTGCTAACGATGAAATCTTATCGCACCAAAACGTATCCGTCAACCCCCAGAGGAGGACCTCCCGAATCTTCTCAATCGGGAATTTGTCTTTGCGGTGGAGGAGTTCGAGCTGGACGATGGATCGGTCAATCAGGGAATCGTCCACTCGCTCGATCAGTCCCCCCTGTCTCGCCTCCGAGTAAAACTCCAAAACCACTTCTCGGAATTTTCCTTCTGGGTCAATCGACTTCACCCGATTCGAAGGGCCAACCAATTTCGGTTTCGGATGAGGGGGCTGTACCGTAACCCCATCTCTATTAGAAATGAGATCACTAAGAGACTTGAGGTGCTCTAAGAGACTTAGCTGGGGAAAGGCTACAGATAGGGGTTTTATATTGTTAGTTATTTCAAAAGGAGTTTGCTTGCCTGGAGGTTGTTTTTCTGAATTTAATGAAGAAAAATATAATTTCATACACGTTATGGAATTTTCCATAACAAGGAATAGATCCTCGACAGAGGAGATATTCCCATATAAAGGGGATATTGAATGATCTTTCTTATAAGGGGTTTTTCTCGTTAAAATCGACTGTTCGGAATCTCGGAAGCTCCATACAGAAAATCCAGTATTATCTAGTTTTTGTGGGTCTTGTCCTCTTTGGGGGCGCAAAGCTTCATTTTCTTCTTGCTCTGTCCTCTTTGGAGGCCATGACAAAAAACCCTCAATTCTATTATGAAAATGTGAGTCTTGTCCTCTTTGGGGGACAGAGAGTAGTGCTCTGTCCTCTTTGGGGGCGGTGTTTTTTGCTCTGTCCTCTTTGGGGGCGGTCGGATAGGGTATTTTCATCCGTCTGTCCTCTTTCAGGGACAGTACCTCCTCAATCCCTTTCTCAGAGCCGATCCTCATCCAGTGCTTTTCCCCTTCTTCCTTTACAGAGGGAAGAGCTGCCTTTATCTGATTTCGCACTATTTTGAGCGCTTCCCTCTTATCATTAGGCTCTTTTGGAAGGATAGCTAAGGCTGTTCTGTGGTTCCTTTCAATGTGGATATATTCCTTATCTTCCAATTCTTTTATGTACTCACTTATCCTTGATTTGGACACATGAGCAAACAAAGCAAGGCTTCGAACGGACTTGTTACATACCCCATTATTAGAGTTCCAGGCATCCACAATACAGGCATAAACCATCTTGGCTTGTAAGGATAAATCGGGATCGTAGAACACATCCAAAGGCATAAGCTCCCTCTTTTCTATAGTCTGATTCTCTACAATTTCTTTCAATTGATTGCACAAATTCACAGGGTATACCCCTCCTGAGTCCTAAAATAAAACTTATTTAATTGTCCAGGGGTTCCGCTACTCACCCCATATCTGGTGAAAAAGAGGCTTCGGGACAAGATCGATATGGTGTCTACCCCGGAGTAAGTAGGTAGAACTTGTCCCTCGGTTTAAAACCCCAGAATTCCGGATTCTGGGCCTCAACTCCGTTCGATATAATCGTTCTTCTATTGTACCAAACTAACTGGCTTGGTCAATGATTTTGAAGAAATACATCTTCTGGCTCAAGGGCATTTTGGTAGATCCCAGGATGCCTTCCTGCTTGAGATCCTTGAGCACTTTTCGGATCTTGCTGTCCGACATTCCAGTTCGTATTGTGATCTGATCCACAGTCAATTTCACTGAAGGATTCAACAATCCCAGGATTTTTTCTCTTACTTCTTCTCTAGTGCGTTTCTTGGTCATTCCATCCCTTTGTTTATTTATGGTTTCTGGAAAATAAAAATAGATTCTGTTTTATACCCAGTCCCACCCAATCTAGACAACTGCAAGAACCAAGTATCGACCCAAATAAAGCCTATTTCTTGGGCTTTGTTACATAATTGTTTTTCTAAATCTTTGAATGACCGAACATCAGCTATATTAATCGCCATAAATTTTCCAGGCTTAAGTCCTATAAAGCAATTAAAAAAAGTGCGTCCTATAAAATGATCCATCCATTTGTTTGGGTTTGGGTACTTTATACAGCTCTGGGTTTCTTCTTGAGCATATACTTCATTATCAAAATAAGGCGGAGACGTGAAACAGAAATCTAAAGAATGAGCTTCAGGTAAATAGGACTCACTCCCTATTTTCCATAACTGAGAATCCATCCCTAATTTTTTAGCCATAAGTCTCAATCCTCTGTACGTGTGGGAAGAAGGGTCTGTTCCTATGTAATTCAAATCTAATAGAAACGCTCCTAATAGTCTTCCTCCAAATCCTGCGCACATATCCCAAACCACGTCTCCCCTATCACAAAATATGGAATAAACACAAGCTGCTGCCGTGGGTCGAAAATTACTTACAGATTGGGCTCCGCTGAATATTTTAAGGATTTTACGGATACCTGCATCAGACATATTATCCCCTATCTGGGTTCGTTTGCGAATAACTTGTTTGAATAAATCATCATCATTAAACACCTCCCATGGGGTCTTCTGCTTCCCGCATCGCACTTCCCAAGAATGAGGGAAAAAAGGCCAAGCCCACGAAAGCCCATGCATTGATTGGCGAATAGTTTTATTTTGATGGTCAATTAGTTTTCGATAATCAAAAAGAACCAATTTTTTTAGTTCTCGATCCAAAGTTAAATCATCAAAAGGAAAATAAGGGAACCCCTTGGTTCTATAATGTTGAAATAATTGTTCTATCCAAATCTCATAGTCTTCTGGATTTAACCCCCTCCAAAATCGTTTGTTGCATACTAAAGGAAAAAGGCGTTTCTTGGTCATGCTACCCCTTCTTGTACAACAATATATTCAAGGATCTTTCCCTCTAGCTCACTCCGCTTTATGATTTCAGGAAGCTTAGTCTTTGTAATCAATCCATGTCCCTGGACAGAGAGAAGCCCGTAACCAGGATCATATTGATAGGTTTTGGGTATGCCTAATCCCCTTATACAAATGACCGTAAGCTGAGGTAAATCCCATATTTTCTCGTCCAATTTTGTCCACATGTTAATTGCTCCTTTTCCTGTACACGTAACACAAGAACCACTTGTGGCCCAATATCTGTCCTCTAAACCTGTTCCAAAGCAGTTTGAGCATATTATATCTCTCATTGTTTTAATCTCCTCTTTGCCACAGAGAGGGTCGATTATTCCACAAGTTTGTTTTCAGTTTAGAGTAACCCGCATCTTTTAATATCTGATTAAAATATCTACTAGCACTCTCCTGCGAGATTAAATCAGGCCCATCTCTGTATTCAATAAAATGACCAACAGATATTGTATTGAACGCATTAGCTATATAACAAAATTTAGGTTTGTGGTTTTGGATGAAGCGTCTTAAGTAATGGAAAGGCTCTCTTAGATGCTCGAAGAATTCGGAAGCGAAAAGGAAATCAATTTTCCCCGCTCCCTCTGGTATTTCTTCATATACTTGAAACCCTTTTTTTGCACCTAAACGTACACTATAGGCAAAGTGATCGGACCCAGGATAATTTGTTCCCCATACAGTAGCTTGAGGGAATATACCCTTCAAAGCCCACGATGAATAACCTATACCACAACCTAGATCCGCAATCGTTTTAATCCCCCTTAATTTATCCAATTCCCCTCACTCCCTTTACATAGTCCTTTCTTTCTTATATTATGAATTTACAGTTAGTTTCTTTACTGAAACCAATTTGTTCCCGAAAGCCCCATGTTCTTTTCCCGGAATTGGGGCTTTTTCTTATCCCAGGATTTTGTATTTATTTAAAAGCTCCTGGATCTCTTCTTGTTCCATGTCTCCAGGATCTGATTTAACTGGGATACTTTCTGTCTCTACTCCTCTAAATTCTAACTCAGCCCTCAAAGATTTACCCGCTCTTCTTCCCGCAGAATCATTATCAAACATTACATAAAGCTTCGAGAAATGCTTGGCAAGGAAACGCACCTGTTCTGTCTTGTATTCGACCCCGGACGTTGCTACAGCCCCAGGACCTATCTTCCAGACATCTGAGATCCCTTCTACGACAATAGCGACTGAAGTGGGAACCAAATCAGATCCATAGACCATTGTTTTATGTGATAGGAGTTCGTGAGAGTCACTACAAGCCTTCCAACGCATGTCTGTCTTCCCTGTGTAGTCTCGACTTTGATAGGACACCAATTGCCCTCTGTAATAAATAGGAGCAATGATCCTGTGACTATAGGGACCGAAGTAAGAAGTCCCTTTAAGATCAAACAGTTCCTCTACCCAGGATTCAAATCCCCTGGAGGTCAAATACTTCTTGTGGATCTTTTGCAAAGGAGCTGTTCCTTCTGGAAGTAAGAGGATTCGATTCTCAACTAATTCAGCCTTATCCACTACCCGGCCAACTCTCTCCAGGTACTCGTCATAAACTTGTTTGGCTTTCTTCCAGTTACAGTCCAGGAGTTCTTTGATCACTTCTTTAATCGAATGAAATCCGCAGCGCCAGCAATTGAAATATCCTTTGTCCTCTTTGAAGCCTAAATGATATCCAGGGTTTCCTGTGCAGAAAGGACAGGGGATTTGAATCCAACCAAACCGAGCATGTTTATGACCATCAGGAGCTACTGAAATTCTGTAATCCTGGTAGAAAGAAAGAACATTGAATTGTTTCATAGTGCAATATGAGCTAAGATTTTCCTTATAAAAAGTTCAGGATGTCCAACCTCTTCCTTTCCCATGTCAAAGACAGGAACCTGATATCTTCGAGCTATTCTAAGAGCCATTCCCGTTCCACCTGATCCTCGTCCTTGAGGAGTCCAACAAAGAACAAACGAAACTTTGCTCTCTGGGTATCCATGATAGCCTAGAATTTGTTGTGCATTCCTTCTTTGAAACCTTTCTACCGCCACTGTTTTTGCAGGAGGAAAAACACGTTCTACTAAACGTCTTATCCGTATAGGCTGAGTGTATAAATCAGATCGATTTCCATTAAACCCTTTCCAGGGAAGATAGATCTCTTGATTGAGATCAGATTCAACTCCAGATTCAAAAGCAGAGTCAGCCCCATTAGCTCCTCCCGATCTTAGAATGAATCCAAGCCTCTCTAATAAAGAAGCCATCCTCTTCATTTTGATTAGGACTTCATCAGGGGTCTGTCTAGAGCCTATCCCGGCATAAAATCTGAGAGGGGTCATGTACCAAAAGCCACCAAGGGCATATCCCGGCACCCAGAACAAATCCATTCCTCATTCTCAAAATATTCTTTGGTGAGGACTTTGGCACACTTGAGGCACATTTTGGTTTTCTCTTTCTTAGGTCGTCCTCTTTTTCGTTTGGCTGGAGGGGCTGGGTCAGCAAAAGAAACCCCCTTCATACCAGGAAAACACTGTTGAACATAAATATTCCCGTCAAACAAAGTTTCAGCTTTATGCGAAGGGTTCAGCCCACCTACGATAGGAGCCCGAATAGGGGCCTTAGCCACGGGTATGAACATACCTTTTTCTCTCTTTATTTGCTCTCGGCCTCTGTCGTTTTTCTTTTGGCATGACTTGCACTTGGTTTGAAGTCCGTCTTTGGTATTGACACACTTATGATACTGGTCCAAAGCCCTGTATTTTTTACATTGGGAACATCGCTTCTCATTCAAGCTATCAGGAATTTCTAAGCACTTGTTGCAACAGGAATTTTTTCCGTCTGGTTGGTACTCATTATCTTGAAATTTACCGAGGGGACGAACCATCCCACATCCAGAACATTCTTTCATAGCTACCTCTTTATCTTTTAATATAAAAAACACTAAGAGAATATGTCAAGTCTTATATAACAGAAAAGGACCCGTTTCCAGGCCCCAATCATTTTCCTTTGATTTATCTCCCCGCAAAGTCTTCAAACTTGAAATTAGTTCCGAAGTGTTTATTGATAAGCACCAGAATCCCTGCATCCTCTTCCTCTACCGCCGTTACTTCAATAAGCTCGTCTCCTTCTGTAAGAGGCATGTCCCACAACATCCCGTCTTCAAAAGGGAAATCAACCGTAGCACATAAGGGCTTGGTGTATAACGTCGTACCTTCTAACACTACGTAAAAGTTTCCTCCTATTATCATCATTTTCATCTGAACCTCCTGAGTTCTTATCTCTTCTTCCCACCTACATATATATTATAACACGTTTCTATAAGAATAGGTAGTTTGTATTAGAAAGGAACAAAAGTAAAAGCCCCTGTCTTTCAACAGGAGCTTGAGGAATTTATTAAAGGTTAAATGCTAAATGCTACTATCGCTTCTTTTCTGTTCCAGTAATATTCTGCTTTTCTATTACCGTTGTGCCACTTCTCAACCTCAATTAAATCTTTTTTTACGAGGGAAGATATAACCCCACGAAGTACCTTGGAAGTGATACGGGTTAGTATCTCCAGATCCAATATATCGATACACTCCATGTAATGGGGATTGGAGTTTTTACTAATTGCTTCGAAAACGATAGTCTCTAAATTTGTTAAATTCATCTGAACCTCCTGAGTTCTTATCTCTTCTTCCCACCTACATATATATTATAACACGTTTCTATAAGAATAGGTAGTTTGTATTAGAAAGGAACATTTCTAAGATAAACAAAGAGAGGCCCGTTTCCGAGCCTCTCAAGTAGGTTCTAGAAGAACTTAGAGGTTTAATCAACTCGTGGGTCAAGTTGATTGGAGTCCTGTCAGTGGGTTGGACAGGTGCTGTTAAAGCAGACTTTTTAAGAAACCTTTGTTCTCATCTCCCTTGCCCATTACCGATAATGATTTTTGGATCTGGGTCATCGTCGTTCCTATTTCTGGTGGGAAATATGCCACAATATCCTCTATTGTATCACAAACCTCTTGAAGTTCCTCGTGAGGGATATCCTGGTCCCGGTCAATCCAACCCCTCTCATCAATCTTAGGATGTCCATGAAGCTCCTGGTTCCTGTGTTCTTGTCGAAGCATAAGCCCCAGAATGCGAGTTTCCCGAACGGCGTTTTGAATAGCCCTCCTGATCGTGGCTGGGACATCCTCCATAACAACAATCTCATCAGCAAAGTTCAGAACCTTGGCCTCAATGAAATCGTAAGTCCCTCCAATAGAAAACAAGTAGAGCTTATCTCTCAATTTTTCATATTCTCGAATCGAAGGCATGAGCTTCATGATCTTGAACTGATCGTTCTTGTCTTCATCAGGAGATCCCAGCTTAAGGAAATCCCCTTCCCCGGATTGAACCCCCAGGATCTGAAGTACGTACTCGTCATAACGTGCGGATAAAAAATCATAATTTACAATGCTGCCTACTTCTAATTTCATGTTAATCCTCCTTTGATCAACCTCATGAGTTCCGACAGGAGAGAGCTTTCGTCAGTCTCTTTTCCGTCAATGATCTTGTCTATTACTTTTCTCTTGGAATCCAGAACCTGTGCTATGCACTCTTCGAAAGTCCCGTCAGCTAATAAATACCAAGCATTATTAGAGGTTCCTGTACTTCCAATACGGTTCGTTCTGCTTTCACATTGGTCTAAATCAGAGGGTATCCAGGGCAATTCTATGAAACAGGTATTAGAAGCTGCTGTCAGAGTTATCCCGGTTCCTGCTGCCTTAATATTGCCCAGGAACAAACGAGCCCGATCTCCTTCTTGGAACTCATCAATAGCCTTTTGTCTTTTCTTCATCGGGGTTCGTCCATCCAATACAACAGCTATGTCCTTGAACTTAGCTTTGAGCGCATCTATAGCCTCATGATGATAAGTGAAAACCACGAGCTTTTCCCCGGTATCTACAAAGTCTTGAATCCATTGAATACAGGAAGGGAGTTTTGCTCTCAGAATGTCTTGTTTCATTTTCTCAATTTCCTGCATGGCTCCTACAGTAGATCCTTGGTACTGGGTCATCTGCTCCAGCTTCTTTTTGTAGGAATTGTAAGCTGCATTGGAAATTCCCATGGGGACGATGGTTCTTTGAATAGGAGGAAGATCCTGGAGTACCTCGCTCTTGACTCTGCGAATCATACAAGTTTCTTTGAGAAGCTCGTGAAGCTCCGCCTCATTAGAATTCCCAGTCCAATCCAAGCCCTGCCAAGTATCTTTAAGATCACAGTATCTTTTTCCAAATTCCCACCGAGAAGGAAAGATCTCTGGACGAATAATATTAAGAGCATTGAAAGCATCGATGGGCCTGTTGGTAATCGGAGTCCCACTTAGAGCAACGAAATAAGGGGTGATTTTCCCTAGTTTCTTGACTGCCTTTGTTCTCAGGGATTTGTCTGTTTTGAAATAATGACACTCATCAGCAATCACTATTCTAGGCTTCACCTTTTTCTTGAAGTGCTCTACCCAGGATTTTTCAGTATCATCAGAATTGTGCAGGATCTCATAATTGATGATGGATATGTCACTTTGCATCCTTGGATCTGCTACCCTTCCAGACAAGACAGTACAAGGCTTCTTGAGCCACTTGTTTATCTCTCTTCCCCAGTTGAGCTTCACACTAGAAGGACAGACAATAATAGCCGGACGCATTTCAGGATGAGCAGCTAGGTAAGCAAGAGCAATTATTGTTTTTCCCAGCCCCATCTGATCGGCTATCAAAGCCCTTCCACCCATGCGTTCGATAAAGCGAAAGCCTATCAATTGGAAATTGTACAGGCCATCAAGAAAATGATCTGGAAGCTGTCCGGCAGTCGGGGTGATGTCAAAAGAGATTCTTTCTTCCGGAGTCTCTGAAGTATCAAATCCAAGTTTCCGAAGATATTTGAGGGTGTGGGTTTTATAAGGAGCAGTCCAGTATTTTTTCTCCTTGTCCCATCGAATTCCATAGACTGTTTTGATGTCTTTGATCAACTCTTCGTCATAAGGAAAATGAACTATGATTTCCCCAGTTTTTCCAGGTTGAGTATTCATTGGATTTCTACCCTGCGCCTGAGCCACAGATTGAGTCATGCGGATCTCAGGGATTCCGTTTAGATGATCAAGGCTCAAATCACAAGCAGGGACTTTCCAGGCTTTTGTATCAGGACAGTATTTCCTTCCGGGGATGTCTTTTATCTTGGCTACAAGAACCGGGTCATATCTGAATTGGATGATTATTTCGTTACCTATACAAGTCGCTTTGCCCATTACACCACCACAAGAGTTTTTGATTTTCGGATCTCTTTTCTTTTTGCCTTGGGCATATCCTTTGTCAGATCTTTGAAAGTAGGCTCATCTGTTACAAAAAAATCTTCAGATTCTCGATAATTTGTAGATCTCCAGTTCATTCTTCCTCTGTTGATTTTATGAAAAGGCATCAAGGGGATCAAGTCCATACTCAAACTAACATCATCTCTCAGCTTTGCTTCATCTAATTTAGAGGAAGCTTTATTTAAGATTTTATCAGGGAGATCCGCCCACCAATTGAAAAACCCTGTTCTTATTCTGAGCAAAGGGGGAATTGAAATCCCCCTTGTCACAGTCCCCTATATCCTCAGTTACCATCTTTTGGTTTAGATTAATCATCATCTTCCTCAAGTACAATTGTAATGCCAAAAGGCACATGATCTTCAGGCTTTGAAGGCCCGTCCTTTACAACCCACAATGTCGGGTAAAAAGGAGGCTCTTCCGGAAAGCTTCCGTAAAGATCGGTTAAGTAAATCACACACTTGGGATTGATGTACTGCTCCTCAAAATAATTGAATACCGGACGAAAATCAGTTCCGCCTCCGCCCTTTGGTTTGAAATCCAGAGGAGCGCTCTGCATTGAAATGTTGTGCAGCCTTGCGTCACAAAACATCAAGCCGACTTCGCTATTCGGAAACATTTCCATGATTCCTTCAATTTCAGTCTTGAACATCTGCAAAGTCTTGTCATCGATAGACCCGGATGTATCAATAGCTACCCAAACTCCATCAAGTTTGACCCCTTCTCTATGAGGGAGGTACAGATCTTCCGAAAGACCCCTTCTACCAGGACGTTTCCAGGTAAAATCATCCACACCAATAGAGGTCTGGACAAAGTTCTTGAGAACCTCTTTCCAGGAAACTTTGTGATACAGGCCGAACATGTCAGCCAATCTGTCTGCAAATCCAGGATTGGTTCCTTTGCTCTTCTGCATCTGAGCGATCTTTACAGCACCGATAGTAGCTGCTTCCCAGTCAGACGCTGATTCCTTTTCAGAGCCTTTAGGAGCATCTAAAATCTGACCCCACTGCCCTGGAGCATTAGGATCAGGCTGACCATTTCCAGGATTGCTCCCAGGACTGTTCCCAGTCCCACTACCAGACATTCCATTACCCGCTCCTCCGCCTGGATTCTGGGGCTGATCTTCGTAGATGTCTGCATAGATCTTCTCTGAGGGCCATCCGTCATATTTCTTATCCATTACTGGATTTGGAGGAAGGATGTTCCCATGGGCATCTAGAAGAATATTAATTGCATGATCGCAAGCAATATTCCACAGCTTATTATCCTTCTTCCCTCGACGGGTATGATGTCCGAGCGCACAATGCATGACTTCATGAGCCAGCAGACAAACAGCTTCCTGATCGGAAAGGGTATTAAACCACTCTGGATTGTAAAATAAGGATTCCCCATCTACCCCAGCCGTTCCTACTTCCACTTTCTGAATAGGCTTCAATCGAACAATCAAAGGCCCAAAAAAAGGATGAAGAATCATAAGGGATCTTTTGGCCCTTTTGTATTTCTTCTCGGCCTTACTGTTAAAAACTTTTTTATCTGACATTCAAACCTCCTTGAGTCTCTTACTTCTTACCCCACTCTTTTAGTATAGCATGTCTATAATAGAGTGTCTACTTTGTCTTAGAAACAGACAGAATAAATTTATAAATTGAGTTCATGACTCCTATGCAGCCATTCGATTACTTGTTTGGAATCGGCAAGATTGAAAATCTCAACCTGTTTTTGATACACCAAAACATTCTCCCATTTCTGAAGAACGAGCCTAGATTCCTCTTCCCATAGCAATTGGGATTTAGTCCATATCTTTCTTATCTCTACGATGGAATCTACGTGGCTGAGTGCTGTGTTTGTGTTGTGTGCTATGTCCCCTATAGGAGCGATAATCCCAACTATATTTTTCATCCACACAGTGTTAAAAGGCTTTGTAAAACGAGGGTCCCTATCTACAAGAAACAGGGTGTTAAGTCCTTGGAGATGCTCATGAAAAGAATTCCATTTACACTTTACAATGAGGCGCATCATTCGGATTTCTCCTTAATTCGGAATCTCCAGCGCTCTTTTAATTCTTCTGGTGGTGGAAGATAAGGTCTTTTCAAACCACCTTCCCATTGCCTTTCATAAACAGAAAGAATCCGATTCAAAGCCTCATCCCATTTTTGACTGAACAATTCCAATTCGTTTCTGATTTGAAGTACCGAAGAAGGACTTATTCCGTAGAAACTAAAAGTAAATTTCTCATTAGTAAATTCCAGGCAAGAGACTTGAACAAGGATTCCTCTTAACTTCTGTTCATATGTAAGAAGTTCAAACATGTCATAAGGGGACATAGCTAACTTAACATCTGCTTCTGATTCAAGTTGAGCTTTGTGGGCTCTTCGTACAAGCCTTTTCCATCCGACTACTTCGGTTCGTTTGGTTTCATATTCTAGAACGGGAAAATTATTCATGTCCCCTTCTCCTGCTTCTTTTCTTCGTTCACCCATCTGTCTGTCTCCTCATCCCATTTGAATAGGATATGTTTTACCTTCAAATTATTTTTGAACTCTTCTATCGGAAATCCTCTTCGAATGAAATCATGAGTTTCCCCATAATCCAAATGATCCAAGAGTTCTGCTACAGCTTCATTCCATATACCTTTTTGAACAGTTAAATGCCTCCTTAACAAAAGCAGATCAGACCCTTGAACAAACTTGTCAAAAATACAATGAGGAAGTTTGTCTTCTAAAAGATAGAGAATTTTTCTATGGAATCCTATTGACCTGGAGTAGTCCTGTCGTCCTTCTATTTAATCAAAACATATGCAGGCACCATATCTAAGGCTCCTTGAACATCGGATAGAGTCTTCAATGCATATCTCAAAACAGGCTCGTCTCGGTTTAATATTCCAGGCTCGTTAATCATCTTCAACTCCGTAAGATAGATCTAAAAAAGATTCAATTAATGCCGGGGACGGAAAAGAAATCTGAGGGAAACGAGAATGCATACCAGCCACCCATCGAGAGTATTCAGACACGTAGGTAATCCTAGTTTCCACCCATCCTTGTTTAGCGGATTCTAAGCTTCTTCTAACAGACAAAATTTCCGAAGGAGCAACCACGTACCCACCTGTCAAACATAAGAGACTTTTCGAGCCCAGCGCTCTATGAATTCCTTCAAGGGGCCTATTAAAAAAATACAAGGCATGGATCATGCTCTCATAAAAATTTACAACAGGCCAGAAGCCAGGACCTTTTTTCTGGGCTCTTGTTTTATGAGACAAGAGGAGATTATAGAGATCAGAGTATCTGGTTTTAAGGTGAATTTTCATTTCCCACCTCAATATCAAAAGATGTTTTACTGAGCATTCCCCCTAGACTTGGTTTGTAATCCAGGTAAGATGAGTCCACTTGTATATTAAGGGACTCGTCCATAAACTCCTCTATGCTTTCTTTTACTTCAGACACATTGAAAGGAAGATGATCTCTCAGAACATTGATAACATCTTTTTTCCAGTCGGCTTTGAACACTTCCAAAGTCTTTCTGAAATCAATAGCTCCCGCTTTTAACCAAAAGACCAATGCTCTGTTATTAGAGCAAGAAGACCCTTTAAACGGCAGGTTCCTTCGATACCGATTCCACAGAAAATTCAAAGCCTGTTCAACCTCTTTTATCCCTCTAGAGTCTATGGCTTTCTTCTTATGTATTCTTAAAGGGCTGGTGTTATAAGTAAGCTCTTTAAGAAAGTGGAGAATTTTGGCAGTCCCACAGTATGATACTCTAACTAAAATTCCACTCATGTTGTCAAACCTCCTTCTCTATATTATAGGGGTTTATAAGAGAGTTTGCAAAGAATAAAAATGATTGACAGAGCTTTTAGCCGTGGGTTATACTAAGAGAGTAGGTCAGGAAAACACAACCAAATGAGGAGGTTCAACATGACACCGATGGAAACAGAAAAATTCTTAAAGGCTCTTATAGGCCACAACCTGAACAATCCTAAAGATCTTGTGCATATCCCCGTCTTTTTGTGGGGAGCCATGGGAGTAGGAAAAAGTTCGGTGGTTAAGAAGGTAGCCGATGATCTGGGAATCAGTTTCGAGGATCTGAGGCTTTCTCAGATCGATCCTGTGGATATGAGGGGAATCCCAGTTGTGGATAAGTCCAGCAATCGAACAAGCTTTTCCGAATCCCCCATTCTCCCTCACCTGGATACACACGGGGACAAAGGGATTCTTTTCCTGGACGAGATTAACGCAGCCCCTCCCAGCGTAATGGCAGCAGCTTATCAGTTGGTCTTGGATAGGAAAGTCGGTTCCTATACCCTTCCTCCAGGCTGGATCATCGTAGCAGCAGGAAACAGGGCCGAAGATCGTGGAGTAACAAACCGACTCCCAGCTCCTCTGGCTAATCGTTTCACACACCTGGAATTTGACGTGGCGATTGCTGATTGGACTAAGTGGGCTGCAAAGAATGCCATTGATCCTACAATCATCGCATTCCTGAACTTCTCGGCTGACAAGCTTCTTGATCCACCTAAGAAGCCCTGCGAAAGAGGATTTCCAACGCCTCGTTCCTGGGAGTTTGTTTCTAATCTTCGCAAAATGAAGATTGCCAATTACGAAACGACTTCTGGAGCAGTGGGGGAAGAGGCTGCGACAGCTCTGAAGAGCTTTGAGGATTACTACACTCAGATTCCAAATTTGGATGACATCCTTACCGCAGATGATCCAACCACGATCAATCTGCCAGACAAGCTCTGTGCAAGGTATGCCGTAACCGCAGCAATCGCCATGAAAGTAAATAAGGTTACTATCGGAAATGCGATTAAGTACCTGAGAGACAATGGCGAGTTCATTAGTCTCATGGTAGAGATCGTCAACGGACGTGATCCCGAAGCTCTTGAGAATAAGGTTTTCTTAGACTGGATTGCCAAGGACATGAGTTCCGACGGCGATGACTTCTAAAGTCGAACTTCCTTAACAACAAGGCCCCTGGAAAGTCCGGGGGTTCTTGTTTTATAAGAGACTTGTTCGATTCTAATACATCTTTGCTATTCTTATATAAACCTGTTATAATATATATGTAGGTGGGAAGAAGATAAGAACTAAGGAGGTTCAAGATGGAAAACACATCAATTATAGCTCACATGGCTATGGGTGATCTTTACAAAACTAATCACAAGGTTCCTAAAGATTTAGTTTTGAATGCGCTTAACGATGATGCAAACGAATTTACCAAAGCTATCAACATTATGAAGAGTATAGCAAATCGTCGTGGAATGATCTTAAATGTGGGAACAAAAAACTTTACTGTTAAATGGACTTAGGAGGTTAGAAATGGGGTATACGAGATCACATGCGTCATTGTTCAACGATCACGCATTAAAGGCAATTCGCAGAGGACTCCCTCCATATATCCATGACTCCCTTTCAAAGGAGACACTGGAAATGACCTATCGTTTTCATTCATATAGAAAAGACAAGGACGGGAATCCCAAAGGACATGGGGCTTTTATTTTTCTCCATGTTGCAGATGGGATACAAAGGGGAACTATCACTCCAGCAGAAGGATACGAAATCGAAGATTTTTATCATTCCTTTGGATATATCCCTGAGTGGGCAAGGGCTAGAAAATCAATTTACATGGAAGATGTTTGAGGAGGTTTTGAGATGACACGATTAAATCCAGCAGAAAGATTAGAGAAGGCCAAAGCCAATTATCTGGCTAGAGTGGCTACATCCCCGGAAACAAAGCGTCTAGCTCTTGAATCCTTCAAAGGGGAAGTGGATGCAATTTCTTTGATGACCGATGTGGATTGGCTCTCGTTTGAGCATGATCTCATCAACTTTCGAGAGTGGATTGAGCTTTTAGAGGATGAATTGGAAGAGGAAGAGGGATAAAAACTAAAACAACATGTACTTTCTAATAGAAAGGTGTTATACTAAAAGAGTGGGAAACAAAGTATAAACTAACTGGAGGTTGGAGATGGGGTTACACACTAAATCCATTTTAGTAAATCTGAGCATTTCAAGGTGGACTGCTCGTAAGCTGGATCGCAAAGCGACCAAAGAAGTACACGAAAACAATGGGGCTGCTAAGGATGCTGGTCGCTACAACAAGCGCCTGATTTCCAAAGAGCATCTCAAAGAGGTCGAATCCCTAGCAGGAGAGATCCGTGGGATGTTTTATGAAATGACGCTGCCTTGGTGCGATACAGGCTCCAGGGTCCTTCCCATCAAGCTTTTCTCGGACTTCCGCAAGAAGGAAGCTGAGTATCATGGCAAGTGGAATGATGCTGTTGCTAGGCTCGTTGCGAACTATGACGTAGCTCGTGAAGAGGCCAGAGAGCGTCTGGGAGATCTGTATGACATCAACGAATTCCCGGCTGAGATTTCCGACAAGTTCGCTTTTGATGTCAAGGCTTATCCGGTTCCGGATAGCTCGGATTTCAGGATTGCAGGACTAGACGATGAGGACATGGAAGAGATCCGTAAGTCAGTCGCAGAATCCATTAAGTCTACGGAAGAGGATACTTTGAGAGATCTGTATAACAGGATCAAGAAAGTGGCTCATTCGGTTACAGACAGGCTGGCTGAGGATCGTGAAGAGGGCAAGCCCAAGATCTTCAAAAACAGCTTGATCAATAACATCTCAGAACTTCTTGGAATTCTTCCAGGGTTGAATATTTCGGATGATGAGAACATCGAGGAACTGGGCAAGCGCCTATCGGAAGTCTCGAAATACTCTCCGGAAGAACTCAGGGAAGATGAAAAGAAGCGCAAGAGTACCGCCGAGATCGCCAACGACATCCTGGGGAATATCAATTCCCTTGGATTCTAATTCAAGGACAAGTAACTATCCAGGGCTTCTGAAAAAAGGAGGCTCTGGATATACCTGTAGGAAGGAGGTTTTTTTAAATGAAAAATCTAAAAGTCAGAATCTATTCCCACGTAGAAGAATGGGAAACAAGAAAAAATTCAGTGTTTGGAAAATCTCTGAATATAGGAGGAGAGAGTTTCGACTGCATAAACACATTATTCGATCTCCTGGCAACTGCTCATGAAGTAAGGGGTTGGGTTTTAGTAAAAAGGAATTCAGAACATGCTCCATTCGGCTCGGATCGTTGGACCACTTATTTGGTTCCGGGATCAGAGGCCCTGGATTTTAGAAAGCATATTGAAAAAGTCAAAACCTCCTGGGAAAAAACAAAAGAGGAAATGGCTACAAAATACGGAGGTAATGGACCTGAATTCAAAGAGACTTTGGATAGTCTATTCGTCCTTACCATCGAAATCGAATTAACGGATGAGGCACTAGAAGCACCCGACCCCCATCATTTTGAAGAGCCTAAATGGACTTAAGCAAAGGATAGGCATGGGTACAGAATATCTAAAAACGACCATAATCATCAAAATATGGGAGCCCTCTAATGATCACAGGCTCCGAACTCAAATGGACAAGGTTCCAGAAATGGGGGTTCTCCGGAGTGAGATGAATTGCTTTGGAGCTAAGATCGAAAATGCCCTGGAAGAATTTCAAAAGGAACACGGCATTCGAGCAAAGCGATATAATGGAAATGAGTTCTGGATCATTTACGAAATCGATCTTATGAAAGACTTCCGAGAGATCCTGTCCACACTCCAAAACGAATTTCAGGAGATTGCTCAGAGATATGATCAAGAATACCAATCTCTTTTTGAAGACCCCGACAGCCCTATGCACCGATTGAGAAAAGTGCTTATGCTCCCGAAGGATCTGGAGAAGAAAACACACCTGGAAATAATGTCAAAGGCTATCGATGATTGAAGAAGAATCCATTCAAGTCCTTTTGGTAACGCCTATTTTTCCTCGACTCGACAGAAAGAAAAAACGGTCTCCACGCCACGCAGATATTCTCCTTGGTATACAAGGCTTAATCAGAGGCGTACTGGATCTGAAAAGCTTGGGGACTATGGAAGAGGAAAGACACACCTATATCATGGACAGTTCTTATGCCATGAGGATCAGAAAATGCTTGGGATATGCTCAAGCCAAATGGGGTGAAGCTTATTTGGAGCATGATATTCAGCCTCAACTATCCACGGAATGGGGCAATCGATTTCAATCTACGATGGATGCTTTTGAACAGGATTCCCCTTCCATTCAATTCAAGATAGAATCCAAAGAAATCTATTGGGTAGATATATGCGGAAAAAGAAATGAATACGGCATAGTTCAGGGCAGGCACATAGATCATTTTTTCAAAAATGGGTCCTTTCCTCTGTATATTGTGGATGCTTTCAGCAGGCGAGAAGAGGAGACTTTCTATGCGTATAACCGTTGAGTTCAATTACCCCCATAAAGAAATCAGAGAATACGTAAAATGGCATGGTCAAGTGCCTATGGAAAGCGCATACAGAGATCTTGATCAGTCTTTTATTGGAGGTCTGTTTATTGGGGAAAATTTTATCTGTCAGGCATTTAGAACAATAACAGGACGAAAACCTATGATCCCTTGAATTTGTTTATGATCTCAAGGGGATGTCTTCCGTGGAAGGCGCATCTGTTGGATCTCTAGTCGCTGCATTGGACTCTGTTCCATGTACTGCTTGTGGTAGTCGAGAGGCTCGTGAATTGGAACCTCTTCAGAATAAGGTTCGTCAGGAACTAGACTACTTCCGTTCTCTGACTCAGGCTCCTGAATCTTCTTAACAAATTTATCAATTTCCCGATCTTCCAATACCTGGAGTCTCCCTTTTAAATGTCCGGCATCCTGAGCCACATGTTCCAAGGTCATTTTTATAGCCTGCGATTCCATTTTCATTTGAAACAAGATCCCGGTTTCAATCTCATGCTGCCTCAAAGCTGACCAACTTAAAAAAGCCACGACTGAAGCACCCAAACCAACAAACACACCCTGGAGAAAATAATCTGATATTCTACTTAGCATAGAGAGAGTATATCATGTTCCATATTCAATAAAGACTATAATACTATACAAGATCTTATAGAAGTGTTATACTATAAGAGTAGGTAGACAAAGGAGCAGCATGAAAACAGAAGACAAAATCAGAAGAGCGCTAAAGCTCAAAAGACTCTCGGAAAAATTTACTAAAGAGCTTAAAGCTCTTAAAGCCGAGTTGATCAAATCAAATCCGGTTCCCCAAGGCAAGTCTTCCGTAACGCTAGAAACAGGTTCGGGCAAGGCGATCATCATATCTAAAGAGAAAATGGGCTGGGATCAGGATAGGCTCGGGGATCTCCGCAAGGATTTCCCGGTAGAGTTTGAGATAACTTTCAAAGCTCGTTGGACTCCCATCAGTAGTCCTCAGATCAAAACATTGTTAAATGAGAGCAACACTAAATTTGCTGAAGATGTTCACGAAGCGTATGAGTCGTTTTTCGAGGACTCGGTGCGCTTAGAACCTCCCAAGTCCTAAACCCACCCTATAAAGCCTCTGGAGGGTCCAGGGGCTTTTTTCTTTCCTCTTGATCCGCCCCCCATTTTTGAAATTCTTTTAGCGTTACTTGGTAGTTACTCAGATCCGCATAAAAGCTGCGAACCATAAGCATGTCAGATTGAGAAGAAACAGATTGTAGAACGATCTTAGCAAATTTCAAAGAACACGCAAAATTCACAGAACAGTAATCAAAATGCTCTTTTTGAACATGTGTTGGAGGAAAAGAAAAGACCGCCTTCGTCCATTCCCACTTCACTTTCTTGCTCTAGAATGTATCGGCGCAATTCTAAAATCTTAGGGGCTTTTACCTTTCTATTCAGAACAGGGAAAATGATATCCCACATTTTAAGGGGCATTACAGTCGAGATACCGCCTCCTGTTCAAGTATCTGAGAAAATCGATCCAGGTCATGTCGAACCGGAGTCAAAGAATTTAATATCTCAACCAGCTTTTTTTCCAAAGCTCGAAGATTATGATCCTTGCCCAAAGTTCCAGGAGCATTAGCTTGATCAATTCCTCTCAAGCGCTCAATTTCCAATCGAACCTCTCTCAGACCTTCCAGTAGATTTACGCCTGTTGGCAAGCTCTTTTTAAACAAGTCTATGTCCATGGCTAAAACCGATAGTTTCGAAGAGGGACAGTTCTCACTCATATTTTATTCCTTTCTATAATAGTAAAAGTAATCTCTTATAAAATCAATCTGTATAAGATTTGACAGTTTGAATATAGCCCAGTACAATAAACGTGTCAAATGTAAATTTTTTGTAACCAGAGGAAATCCAGATGAAATCATTTTTTGTTCCACAAGAGGTAGCTAAGATCACAAACCTGTCTTACAGGCAGATCCAATATTGGGACAAGACTAACTTCATCAAACCTTCATATCGAAGGAAGTCTAAGTATAGATTGTATACCTTCACTGATCTATTTCAAATAGACCTTTGTTGTGCGCTGAAGAAAAAAGGACTCTCTATCCAAAAACAAAGAAAGACCATAGAGGTTATCCGAAAATTGATCCCTCAGCTTTCTTATCCACTGATCGATATGACTTTTCTAGTGGATGAGGATCGGGTTCTTTTGTTTAATGGGGAAGTGGCCTGTGATGAAGGCACTGAAGAGATCTACACGAAATACAGGGTTCGAGATCTACGAACTAAAGCAGACAGGTTCTTTCCTCCTGTGAATACCCCTGCTCCCAATGCTCACCTAACTTACGGGTAAATGAAAAAGCTCCCGGACCACCCAGGAGCTTCATTCAATTCACGCTTTCTTGTATAAAAAGAATAAATCTAAGATACCGATCCAATTCATCCCCGTCAACTTTTTCTTTCTCTAATAGACTCTTGGCATTATAAGAGATTCTATGTATACTAAAACTATGACGAAAAAACGATATAGCCGAACAGCATTCATGCCTTATTACTCCCCTGTCACATTAGCTTCAATCCATAAAAAAGCCCGTAGGAAAACGCTTATATGGGATCTTGAAGAATTCCTGGAGGAACTAGAAGAGGCCGAATTCAAATCCAAACACAATATGAAATTCATCAGAGACTGTCTGAACTTAGTAGGACAGGGAAGAGATTTGTCTGCATCTCAAATAAGCGCTCTAGAAAAATCTTGGGCCAACCATGCAAAGTATCTCCTGGGAACTCGGAGGCGTATAGTTCAAGATAAAGCGTCTGTTTACATAGGGAAGAAAGAGGAAGTCCTTATGTTACGAGCTACGGTTACTTATGTGATCAATCAAGGGGATTATAATTCGCCTTGCTTCGTTTACTTTGCTCGAACAAAGGAAGGGAATTTACTAGCCATAGAATCCGAAAAAAGGCTACGACACACAGCCGGGGATGATTGTAGATTCATGGGTCTTGTTCTGTATCATTACACGAATAAACAAGGAGCTAAGGTAACTCGTCTATTAAAGGGAAATGAATGGTATAATAAGGAAAAGGAATTCCTATGAACTACTCCCATACCCTAACCCTCACTGACAAATTATCCGAAGCATTAGAAGAAGCCCAGGAAAGAGAAACCCCGGATTTTTCTAATTCCATGCCTATTTCCGAAGCTAAATTATCCCGGTTACTTCAACGAGTAAAAGAGGATGATTTTACTGTGTTTACAGGTTGGAGAGATCCATATAACACAGACCATTCAAGGCCAAAGAGCGAATGGACAAAAGACCAAAGAGATCAACACAAAAAGAATATAAAAGCTAACAGGGATATTCTGAAAGAATTCAATTCTAAGAAAATAGGAGGATACCTTCTCAATGGATTCTGGAGAGAAGAGAAGGAAGACGGTAAATCTTTTAAGAGTGAGGAAGATTCTTTGTTGTTCGTCAAACCAGAAGATATGCCCAGGAAAGAATTCCAGAGCATGGTTATTAAATTTCTGAAAAAATATGATCAAGACGCTGGGATCTATGCCAAGATCGAAGATGACAAAGATCCTGAAATATCTCTTTTAATGAAAACAGGGACCTTAGATAAAATCGGAACTAAAATCTCCGTGGATAAACTCGCTGATATTTATTCCACGATGAAAAAAGGGAAGAAACAAAAAGCGGGAATTCCTTTTATCTTTGAGGGATTAGTTCACGCCACAGGAAACATAGGATGTTCTGCTTTAAGCAGACATGGAATTTTACACGGTAGGTACATCTAAAAGTCTAAGATCTTAGACACTTTGTAGCCGATCCACAGTCCGGTTACAAGCGAAACCTTTTGAAGGAATCTGGAGCCCTTCAGTTTATACTGGAGGGTTTTTTCTTTCTCCTTGTAAACTTCTATGATCTCGTCTTTGACCCGGAACTTCTCTTCGTACAAAACATTCAGATCTTCTCTTATCTGTTTCTGTTCGATTTCGATCTGCTTTTTCTGCTCCCAAAGTTCATCTTTTCCCTGGAGAATTTCCTTGTAGATTTTTTCCTTTTGCACAAAGGCATCGTTTCTCAATTTCAAACGAGCTATTGTTTCCTGGTCAGAGACGATTATCAGGAGATGAGATTCCCATTGCTTCTTCTCGATGAACACTCCAGCAGGGAACTCTTTGGATTTGTCTCCACGAGAAGCTGTGAAGGGTTCGGGAAGGTTTGTGAATTCAACAGAAGAGCAGGAGCAAACAAGAAGGAGAAATAGAAAGAGTTTAAAACTCATCCACTTGTTTAGCCTTAGCAAGAACCAGAGCCTCCGAGAAATTACCAGAAAGGGCTCCGTTTCGTACAGATTTGAAGTATATCTCAAGTTCTTGGTCCTTGACCCTTAGAGAAGCCTCAATCGCCTCAATACGTCGAACTGTGTTGACCTGTAAATCCTCATACTGAAGATTGATCATCTCTTTTTTGGTTTGGAGCTTAGCTGCTTCTATTTCTTTCTTGTGGATCTGTTTTTGAAGATCCTTCTCTTTATTCTTCAATGCTCCGAGGATTTTGTCAAAGTCTTCTTTTTTAAGAAATCCTCGAAGGAGGACAAATAGACCAACAAAAGCCAGAATATAGAGAGAGTAAGTGAGCCAGCGTTTAACAGATACCATCAGGCACAATCTACAGCAACAATGACCTGGACAGCAAACTCTGTATGCTGTTCCGAAATGATCACAGCCCCAGCAGTATACTCAAGACGAAATCCAATAGTCCATTTCCCAGCTTCGTCCAGGTTCGTGAAGTTGGTCAGATTCTTAGTCAATAAAATGATGTTTCCGTCCATGAGATCCGCTGGCATTGTCACGGCAGAGGAGTTCAATAATCCTTTGAATTCTGTTGTCCCGTCAGAACTCAACAAACACAGGTAGGACTTAGCTGTATCGATTCCAGTGAGATCTAAGAAAGTTCCTGTGCTCTCGTCATTGAAAACACAATCAAATTCAGGAACACTCCCTATAGCAAATCTTGGATTGGACATTATTTCCTTACCGCAGTTTCTAGCTTGATCCGTTTCCCAGGAATAAAGGAATCTATTTTAATTCGTTTCCCAGGAATGTGTGTTTCTACAGAACTCATAACTTGATGGAATCACTGGAAAGGACATCGAAAGCAATTCGATCTTGATCCAAAACCACTCCTACTTTTTTGACAAAGCCAGAAGTAGGAGCTGTCGTAGAAAAATCCCCTGTAGACCCACTCAAGAAAAGAGGCTTTTGAACAGCGAATCCATGGGCCTTCATATAAACTTCTTTGAACCGGGCATAGGTAATTCTTTCTCCGTCAATCCCACCATCCAAAGAAACACCCACCACAGCATCCTTCTCAGATACTGTAGCAGAATTCCCTGCTCGTACTTTGTCTGAAGTCGTTTTGACCAGGACTTTGTAAGCTTGGATAGTTCCGTCCAGAATATCGCTGCTTGTGAGTTCAGAAGCAGTAGGGACTTTTTCAGAATTCAGAAGTTCTTGTTTCTGATCGTCAGTAAGATTGTTCTGGATGCTGTTGACTCGGATGTGTTGGGCTCGGCCTGAAAATCCAGCCATTGTATTCTCCTCTTCAGACTGCCCTAATTCTATTGTATCACAATTAAGAGCAAAAACTTGACTTCCTTCATACACAGAATCGGTGAAGAAAGCATCCATTCTAGGCAACGATAATTTAGACCAAACATCTTCCGGATTCGTCTTTGTCTCGTTCTCGGACTTCTTCCAAGTTACCAAGAAATGTTCTCCCTCGGTGTCGATATATGGCAACTTTCCCATTTTCACCATACGTTTGATGACCTCCGCCCGATCGGTCATAGGCTTCTTGTTTATCGGCACAGGGATGGAGTCCATCCTGTAATATCCCCTTTTCGGCATGATATTCCAAATCTAACGTACACTTGTTTATGTTAAAAGCTAAGTCAATTTCCTGCTTCCCTGCCAGCTTCTTAGCGAAGAAAATAGACCAGTCTCTAATCTTCATTAATACAAGATGGGATGGGATAGAAGCAGAATAGACTATCTTATGTTCTTTTGGATCTCTGCTCCATTTGTTTTGAAGAAGGATCTTATCTAATTCCATGGGATCATTATATCAACGAATCAAAGGTATCGTTTAGCTAATTTCTTTGGATCATCAACTACAATAATTTGACTGTATCCGTTGATCGTTCCTGTAAAATTATTAGCTGTACAGAGCACGATCAAACAACCAGTAGCTCCCCCACCATTCCCACCATTCCCACCTGCTCCCCCATTTCCATTTGTAGCTCCATTAGATCCAGCTCCCCCAGCTCCTCCGGTTCCTGATCCAACAGCTTGCTCTCCAGCACGAGGTTCTCCAGCTCCTCCACCTCCACCAGCCCCAACTGTTCCATTAGATTCAGAATAAACAGCAGGACCGCCCCCACCTCCGCCTCCTTGACCCCCGGAACCTCCATTGAAATAATCTTTATTCACATAAGGAACAAGATCCGCATCTCCATCAGCTCCATCGCCTCCAGCTCCTAAAGCGGGACCAGTATCATTGTATCCAGCTCCTCCACCCCCACCAGATCCAGCTATTCCTCCAGCTCCTCCGCCTGTGTCCCCATTGGTAAGAGAAGAACCTCCCCCACCTCCGCCTCCTCCAGCATTACCTCCAGCACCAGCAGTTCCTCCTCCAGTAGCAGCCGAGCCACCAGATCCGCCAGCAGATGTCGAGGGTCCGGTTGACTTACCTCCTCCCCCACCTCCGCCTCCGCCAGCACCACCATTGCCCCCTGTTCCCCCAGTAGCTCCTCCGGAAGTTGATCCATTTCCAGCAGCCCCTCCCCCAGTTCCACCAGAACCACCCGAAGAGCCATTTCCAGCAGATCCATCTCCCGAAGATCCTTGCCCTCCGCCTCCCCCAGAACCAGGAGCACTCCCACTATCTCCACAAGAAGCAAAACAAATTGAATTATAAAATGGGTCAAATAAATGCATAATGATTCCTAAGTTTGGTTTTGGAGATTTTGAGCAACGAAGATTTCCCCACTTAATTCGTTAGACCCTCCATCGCCTCCTCCGCCTCCTCCGGAAGCAGCTCCGTTAGACCCAGCTTCGGCTAAGGCTCCGCCTCCACCTCCGCCTCCTCCGTCAGTCTGTCCCCCTGTTCCACCTGCATTTCCAGCAACAAATCCAGCCCCACCTGTTCCAGCAGAAGCATCTCCGCTATCATTTGTTCCAGCACCACCACCAGATCCGCCATAACCTGCGTGGCCTCCTCTTCGTCCTGAATAACTTCCGCCCCCACCTTTCCCATTAGCTGTAGCTCCAGCAACAGCTCCGGATATATCAATTGTCCCAGATCCATCAAAAGAACCTGAACAAACGATTATGACCAATCCTCCACCCGCTCCCCCAGCATTAGTAGCAGGAGCCAACCCCTTAGCTTGGAGAATACCATTAATGGAAACATTGCCATCAGCTATGATTTGAACCCATCCCCCGCAGGCCCCGGTAGCATCTGTTCCTTCTCTTTCCAAAGGAGGAATAAAACTGGTTCCTATCATGTTCATAATGATATCAGGATCAATTCCCTCACTACCTATTTCAGCATCAGATTGTCGAGCAATTCCGTCCTGTTGCTGTATCTGAAGAGAGTCCCCTTCGTTAATAGCTACATTTCCTTGACTTCGAACAATAGCCCCAGATCCAATTCCATGTGTACTGGTAGTTGATACTGAAGTTGCTTCGGTACTTCCTGAAGATAGATTTCCTACAGCTCCATCAGATCCATCACCATACATATCAGGGCTTGGAGCATACTCAATTTCTTTAGTTCTGATTTTAGACATAACGAGTAATTATCTTTCGGGCATCATCCCCAGTCAAAATGAGAGAGCGACCTGTAATGGTCCCGGTATATGAAAAAGTAGTACAAATAAAGATTACCAATCCCGGCGCTCCTCCTCCATTTCCCCCGGCTCCGCCAGCTCCTCCATTTCCATTAGAGTCTCCCGCAGCTCCGTCTGCTCCATCTCCTCCTGCTCCTGCTCCAGTATTATTCAAATTAGCAGTATTTCCAGAAGCTCCTGAACCCCCAGAACCTCCTGTTCCGTTAGATAGACCACCATTATAGGAATTACCTTTACAGGCTCCTCCACCGCCACCTCCACCTTGTCCTCCTGGTCGTCCGTTCCAGGGTGATTCGTCGAATTGTGGGTAAAGTTCTGCATTCCCGTCTCCTCCATCTCCTCCGTCTCCGGAAGTTCCTCCGCCTGTTTCGTATCCTGAACCGCCACCGCCTCCAGCACCCGCATCTCCGCCAGCACCACCATCATTTACAGCATCAGTAGCCCAAGCTCCGCCACCTCCGCCACCTCCGTCAGATCCTCCTGTGCCTCCAGTATTAGACTCAGTTCCAGCCGATCCTCCAGCACCAGCAGTAGCAACAGCAGCTCGAATAGCTCCTTGAAGAAGTTGTTTGGGAATAGGTTTGTAAGAGCTCAGATGATCTCCTCCAGCTCCACCATTTCCTCCATCTCCATTCGGGTGACCATCTCCACCTGTATTGTCTAAGGAACCTCCTCCAGCAGCTCCAAGAGTTCCAGCAGAATACATATCCCCGCCATCATTCCCAGATACTAAACCACCACCCCCAGAACCTCCGGTTCCAGAAGCATCAACAGAAGAACCTGCTCCTCCCCCGGAACCGCCATATCCAGAATGGCCTCCCCAGCCTCCAGCATAACCGCCTCCCCCACCTTTAGCAGATCCAGTAGATCCTCCATTGGCTCCAGAAAGGTCTATGTTGCCTGATCCTGAAATATCTCCACCAGACACAATAACGAGCAAACCACCGCCACCACCCCCAGCAGTTCCTACAGTAGCAGTTCCTTTAGCATCTAGATTAGCATTGATAGCTACATCCCCCCCAGCAAGGATCTGAACCCATCCCCCAGGAGAATCAGCATCATCAGCTCCTCCTCTAACCAAGGAAGGGATACTATCTGTTCCAATTGTAGGGAAAACAGCAGAGGGAGCTATTCCGGGAGATCCATAAGTTGTAGGAAAACCTGTTATAGAATGGGATAGGCCGGATTGCTGTTCAATAGTAAGAGTATGACTAATAGTAACCGCACTGGTAGCTCTGTGGATTTTTCCAGAATCAATGGAATCCGTCCCGTCTGTTGCTATTGTGGTCGCATTCAGATTAGTGTTCCCAAATCCTGTGGTAACTACTCCGTCTGACCCTGTTCCATACATGTCAGAAGGGGGGACGTTTTCGATTTCTTTTACTTTAATCTTGCTCATTATGGTCCTTTATAGTTTAGGAATTGTATCGTGTTAGGAAGTCCGTAGCATTAGATCCGTCAATGACAATCAAACGACCAGTAATAGTCCCAGAGAAACTAACAATCCCGCCAATCCCAGTACCAGAAGCTCCTCCAGTACCTCCACCTGCAAAAGAGCCAGCAGCACCACCCCCACAGTCCGGATATCCTGCGTTTCTAGCAGCGTACCCACAATAACCTCCAGAGCCCCCATTACCTCGGCCTGTAACACCCCCGTCAGATTCATCTCCGTAAATGAGTTCTGGATATAATTGATCAAGATATTTGGTTTTAAGTTTAACCATATACTACCCTCATTATGCCCTTATGCAAAATGAGGGGACTCCGAAGAGCCCCCTCTTTATTGCTCTAAAACAGACTCTTAGGCGTTGCCCTGATATAAAACAATCACATCATCATTCGCAGCAAATTCATCACTAAGGGTTGCATAAGCAGCATCTCCATCAGCTTCTTTACTGGAAGTGATATAAAGACGATTGGCATTAGAATCCCCAACCGCAAAATCCGGGGTTTGGCCCGTCACATCAATGGTATCTCCGATTTGAATACCCCCACCGACTTTGAACACCATGACAGATCCGGCAATAACAGAATCACTGTCAAGTTCAATATATCCGTTGGTGTCTACATCAGTAGAACTGAGACGGAAAGACTTAGCTCGGAAACCTACTCCGAGGGAATCCCGAAAATCAGCCCCGGTAAGATCAGTAATGTCTCCACCGAGACGACCCAGAACGGAATTAGATGCTATGGCAATAGCAGCTATGTTACTTCCCGCTCTTCCGAGAACCTCATTTGTGGAAAGGGCGATACCAGTGATATCCCCACCATTACGACCACAAATCTCGTTGTCATTAACAGCAGAACCGCCAAGATTTCCAGAACCTGGACGAATAACCAAGGAATTTGCTGTTCCAATATTAGAAGCAACAAATCCAGACCCTCCACCAGTAATGAGATCATACTGATTCTCAGAACTGTTTAGAGTAGCTCCAGTCCAATTGGTAGCATTGGTAGCGTTAGTCGCATTGGTAGCTGAACCAGCCGAAGTAGCTGTAGTAGCTGTAGCAGCATTCCCCAGAATATCGGCATCAATATCAGGCTTGGTATAAGCTTTGGTGAAGTCCGTAGATGTAGTGGGCTCTGTATCCAATCCGTTGAAGAATTTCACTTTGGTAGAATCTGAAGCATCAAAAACCATACCTCGAAAAAAGGTAGATCCAGATACATATTCTCCATAGAATCCAATATCAACGGAATTAGCTCCATTGTTATCAGCAAACTTAACCAGAGGATCTTCTACGGTGTAAGTAGAAACATTCTGGGTAACAGTGGTTCCGCTAACAATCAGATTTCCGGCTACGGTCAAGTCATTGAAAGTAGGATCGTCCCCAGTTCCAAGACCTATAGAAGTTCTTGCAGTAGCTCCAGACTCCCAAGCCATAGCCCCGGCTCCGGTAGCAACAAGAAATTCCCCATCAGCACTAGCAGCTCCGGTCGTATTGAGATCATCAAGCACGTCACTCTGAGCTTGAACATTAGTTCCGATAGCAATGCCCAAGGAGGTTCGAGCTGTTGCTCCAGACTCCCAAGCCATAGCCCCGGCTCCAGTTCCGACAAGAATCTCCCCGTCAGCTCCTACAGCCCCAGTGGTATTCAAGTCATCAAGGACATCCCCCTGAGCTTGAACATTAGTTCCGATAGCCAGTCCAAGAGAAGTTCTTGCAGTAGCGCCAGACTCCCAAGCCATAGCCCCAGCACCCGTCCCTACTAAGATTTCTCCATCAGCACCTACAGCCCCAGTGGTATTCAAGTCGTCTAAAACAGCGCTTTGAGCCTGGACATTGGTTCCGATAGCCAGTCCAAGTGCAGTACGAGCGCCCCCCGCCGTACTCGATCCTGTTCCTCCGTCAGCAACAGCAAGATCGGTGATCCCGGAGATTGATCCTCCAGAAATGGTAATGGCGCTAAAGGTAATAGCAGCCGAAGCAGTACCCGCTTCAAAATAAGATGGTTTTAAACCGCTCATTAGCGATTCCTCCTTTGTATATTACACTGCCCGGTTGGTTACTAATTGAACCAGAGAAGGTACTGCTGGTTATTGCTGTCCCGTGTGCATGAAGAACACTAACAAGACTTGATTTACTACAAATGATTCTGATAGTCCTGAATGTTCTACAGTGCTATTCCCGTCATGATCAGCCGATTTATTCATAATGTAACACCGCCTTTTCACAACAGAGTCAAATTGGAAATCTATCGAAGGACTTCCTGATTTTACTGAAACTTGATCTTTACCTGTTTGAGCACTCCCCTGATCCATAAATATCAAAGGATGCTGGTAATTGACAGGGATATAATCAACAAGAAAATATCCGTCATCTAATACATCTTGAGTGATTTCGATATGCTCTGTTCTAGGGGTTACACCTGCTCCGCCTCCTACAATAGAATCGATCTGATCCTGGAGAGTCTTTGCTCCCAAGAGATTCAAAGCGATATTAGTAGCAGTCGAAGTCAAAACAGCAGAAAGCTCAGTTTCCAATATCTGGACATCCAGAGTCTGGAGAAGATTGAACTTGGCTGTATTGTTTGAGAAGAGAGTTTCCCCAGGATCTACATTTGCTGTACAGAGATATGTTGTGGTGTTTCCATTCTGAGTTGAATTAGAGGAAACGATATATCTCTTGTTTGTAGAGTCTGAAACAGCAGCAGCATCCACGATCATGGCATCTTCGTCAGCCACTTTTTCAAAGTCGAGTTGTTCTGCTGTGTCAAATAAGAGCTTTCCCTGAGCAGCCGACAAAGGCTTGAGAGGATCATTCGTTGTCAGATTGTTAACGATATCCGCTTGGGAAAGGTATGGAGAAGTCCCTGTAGAAAGGGCGTCTCCGCTTTGGAGTTGTTCTATCCCGTCAGGGCCTAGAACTAAAGGTTTTTTATCAGGCATCGAAATTCCCCGCTAGTACGGTTTATCTCGCTGCCTACTTAGATTGTAACACAGATCCGGAAAAGAGTTACAGAAATCAATTTCCCTCTGAGTCATTACTTCCTGTAACTATTGTGCCTTGACAACATCCGGTCACTACATCCCCGACAAGAGCGACTGATTTATCATTTACCTCTATGTCGAGAGATCCGGTTATGATCATTCCTGTGTGTCCACAGCCTCCGGATACAGTGTCAAAGACTGTAGCTATGCCCTGATTATTCACAGTGGAGTCAGTTGAAGCTGTGATGATAGGGCCACTCATAGGAATGGGGGGATTGTGGCACACACAGACCCCGGCCCAGATTGCATTTAGATGAGCTATTTTTGGCATTAGAAAGAAGCTGCTAAAGTATTTAGCGTATCCACCACATCTGTTTGACGTGTGTCTATATTATTACTGGTTTTTCCCGAAGTAATCAAGCTGTCAAAAATCTCAGAAGAGGTCTTCCCTTCATCCTGAAGGGTCTTTGCATTGTTCATAGATGAATGGAAGGTAGGGTTTTGTGCAGATAGGGTCGGAAAGAAATTGGACAGACAGCTTACTAAAGCAGGATCAAAAGCAGAGCCAAGGGCTGCATTCATCAGAACACTGGTAGCATCGTCCAAAAGGGTTTTGGTGTTGTTGATAGCTGTCTGAGCCTCATCAATTTTCCCTCGTTTTTCCAGAGCCTCATCTAAGATGCTTTCAATATTATCTATCAAATCCTGTTGGGTAACGATCCCTGTTAAGGTTGATATGATATTGTCCAAAAAAGCCCCTGAATCGATCAGGTTCAAGAGATTGTATTTAGCGCAGGATGTATCTGCGATCCCTTCTTTAGCTATGATCCGATCAGTAGCTGTAAGCTTAGAAATCATTCGAGCCTGAGCATTGACCGCCTCATCAGTTATAAAAGCCTCACCCGTGGTTTTAATAGATCCCTTTTCTGTCTCAAGATTATCTAGGAAATCCTTTTCAGGAGGTTCTGGAAGTCCTGTTAGATAACCGGAATGCGTTGTTCGGATTCCATCAATGAGGGTTTGGATCTGGTCTGTTTTATCTCCGAGAGGCATAAGGATATTGTATCACATTAAAACTACATACCCGGTCAAAGCAATCAATCCAGCAGAGAGTCCTAATAGCCAATTCAAAACACCATCATCCTCAGAAGACTTGTACTTCCAATATTCTCTAAAAGACTGACGAGAAACCACAATCTATTCCATAGCATCTATCAAATCCTGGTTGAGGGTTTCTGGCCCGTCCGTGTCGTATAGAAAAATCGTCCCTATTGTGAATAGAAAGTGCCTCAGTGTTCACGTTTATATGAATCGTCAGATAAATGGAACTTCCCACAGGTACGGAACCAAGATCTATTGGAAATGGCTCCCCCTCATCAAGGGTGCCACCGGGAGGGGTTGTGTTATTATCCATGTTAATGTTGCATTAGGTAGTGCCATTGGTGACTCCTCCTAATATTCCAATGTCATCCGGTGAAAAAAATTCCAAAGGAATGTTTAGCTCCTTCATTTCTTTTATTGTTTTAATTTTTAAGATTTTTTCTTCTAATTTATTAGATAATTTTCTTATGGTATCTATTTTTATAAAAATAGGATTTTCTGTATCGCCTTCTCTTATAAGGTTCATTTGTTTATATTCGTCTGCTAATTCTAAACATTGTTGTTTGCATATTTGTTTAGCCTGGTTTATTTTTTCTTCTCGAAGAACAATTAAATTGTATTTGTTGGCGGTCTCTATATCAGCCTTTTTAGCAGATTCTTTCCATCGTTTATTTTTTGAATCCCATATAGGCTTGTTTATATTTAATGGATATGGAAATTCATTTAACGGAACAAACTCAACATAATCTATAGAGTTTTTTTCTACCTCTACATTAGCAATTATATTTTTATTTTCCTTGTCTATTTTAAAACATCTTATCATTATATTAACCATACCAAATTAAAGGGAAAGATACTCATATCATTGCTTAAAAATTCTTCTACATTTGTCGTCAAGGTATTGCCAGAAGTAATTTTAAATGAACTTACTGCAATTAATAACTGTGTGACTGAAGTTGTGGATGCAAAACCACCGTAACTATTTGATTGAATTGATGTTCCCATCTTCATGGTGTAAGTTTCATCAATATCTAAAACAAACGCAGAGCTTACCGTTTTCATGTTGCATATTGCCCCCCCAGAAGAATTGTATAAAATAATGTCTCCGCCCGCATTAAAGGCCGTTTCACCTCTTCCTGCCATATATTCTAGCAGTATAGTATATCGTACTGTACCATCAGCAACCACATTGGAATATCTCTTTTGAGGAACCACAATATATTGAAATGACCATGCAACCGACAAAGAATATTGACCACCATTATATACAGCTCCTTGCGTCGGATGAACAATTTGAATAACAGAATACCTAAGCCCATATTCTGAATAATCCGAAGAGTCATCTGCTAAAGTCATAGTCAATAATGGTATTTCTATATTTGTCTCGCTCGTTTTTATAAATCTGCTCTGAATGTTAGATGTGGCCCTAGAGACATTATCTACAGGAAATCCCGTACCTACACCGGAAATTAAATTATCTACTTCCGTCTGAGTATAGACAGAATCGCCCTCTGCCACATCACCAGACCCAGTTCCAAAATTCTTATTAAAAGCTGTTCCAGTTCCTGTGAGAACCAGAGCATTCCCAGAAGAAACAGGAACTTGATTGTCTGAAATAGTTCCTGAAGTACCAATCAGTCCCTCCCAAGTAGAAACTTGACTGCCTTGGATAATAGAGATCTCGTCTTTGTTCGCTTTGGTATTTTCAAAGAGATCCTCTCCCATAGCTCCAACAGGAGAATTAGCGGAATCTGGATCGTTTGCTACTGTAGACCCCTGTACAGGCGCTCCATCGACTACCCAACGAACTGCTGTTTTTTCTTTGAAAGCCATTTAGTTCCTACTTGATTTGGTTGAGCCCGTCCAAGACTTTTTTGTATAAAAGAAGGGGCATGTGAATCGGGCCTATGTCCTTGTCAAAAATAACAAAGCCCTTGCTGTTTTCCACCCGGAGAAACGCAGAGCGTTCCCGGCCCATATCTTCGATTTCTTCTTCTCCATAAGTGAGTTCTATGTCAAATAGATTCATGGAGATTTCAATGGTTCTTTCTTTCTCTTCGAAGATTATGGAAAGTTCCCCTGTTCCTAAAATGCGGTCGTCCACATCTAATTTCACTTCCATGGAGACTAAAGGATCTTTCCAGCGAAGCTTCTTTTTAAAAGGAGAAATGAAATCATCTAACCAAGGAGCTTCAGCCAAAGCTAATTTAAGGGGAGATCGATTAAGTCTGCGTCTTTCAGAATTAGAGTAGAGTCTGGGCTCCTCTGTTGGAACCATAACGCCGGGGACTCCGCCCCCGCTCATTCTCTGAACTCTACGAGCCTCTTTGAGAGCCTCTTGAAGTTTTTGCACGATAAGCATGATTTATCCTAAATCAAGCTGCCTCAATTTAATGATAACACGAAGACTCTCAATCTATAAGAATCTAAATGCTTTCTATGGTTTTTTTGAATAGTGTTATGGCCTTGAGAACCTTCACGACATCCGTGTTCTTGGATTGTTTATGCCTGCTTGTATTCTCAATCTTGTACTCAATTGTGGTATTTGTAGTTGAGGGATTAAAAGAGATCTTCACTTTGACCGAAGGTTCTCCAACAATCGTAGCCTCCACATAAGGGATGTTTTTGTCATTATAAACAAAATCATGAGGACGGAATCCAGCAGGAGCTAAGATCTTGTAGAAAGACTGCATCCACTTTCTTATAGCGGGTTCAGAAATGTCTTCAAAACCAGGAGCATCTTCTAAAAGGGCTTGTTGCAGATCGGATAGTATGGACATAGATATTCCTCTTCTGCTGCCTTCCTGTTTATTCTACCACAACTTAACGGCTGGGTTTTACCTGTGTTGCGGTCACTGAGGTCAAAGACTCAGCCATTTTGCCAAGATTAGGACGCTGAGTAACCAGGACGATCAAAAGCCCTAAAAGAACAACAATCAAGACGAACATCTTTATTCCGATACTAAAAACCTTTTCTAAGATCTTAGCAAAGATTCCCCAAGTAGGATCTTCTTTCCAGATCTGAAGCCCCATTCTGAGTAATTGAGCAGGGGGCCTTTTTTGGTTTTTAATCATCGTTGTTAAATCTGTATCCCCATCCCCCATTGCAGAGAAATCTTTACGAACTCTTTCTGAAATAGCTTGAGTGATCGAAACTAAATCTCCCTTGGTCAGCATTGAATTCGTTATACCTTCCAGAATAGTTTTTAACTTATCCAGATCATGTTTTAGAACGCCCTGGAAAAGCTCAAGTTTGTCTACTGAGTGACGGACACAGGAAATACCTGTTGTTATATCGTATTTTTCAATGAGTCCCTCTGTCATTTCACACAGTCGGGTTTTGTGGCAGTCATCAGTATAATCGATTTTAGAAATTGCCCGGACTCCTTTGAGTCCTTTTAATTTGTTGATGACATCCTCCGAAATAGAGAGAATGACAATAGGGCAAGCAATGTTGATCTCCCGGAGCTTGTGGAAAACATCCAGCCCATTCATGGTACTGTTTAGATTGTAATCAATGTAGATTAGATCATACCCATTCTTCTCATCAATATGTTTGATAGCTTTGTGCGGGTCTGTGAAAGGAACGAACCGAAGATCTAGAAGGGATATTTCTTGAAGAGTGTCTTTCAGTAAACGAATCTCCCCTTCATTGTCGTCGATAATTCCTATTTTCTTCTGCGTGGGAGACGCCATTGCCTCCTCCTCCCATAGTTCATCTATATCAAGTGCTACATCATTCATGATTTCATTTTATATGTTTACTCACATGTCTTAATGATCCGATAATTTCGGTATCTGTCATTCCTTTTATTGAGGACTCAGAGCCACTGCTCTTAACCATGATATTTGTGATTTTGTTTTATAAGCCATAGTTTATAATACTGTAATAGGTTGTGGATCGTCGAAATCCTGAAAGACCTCTATTTTAATTTTAGCAAATTCTCTATCAACGATAGTAGATGATCCTGGCTCCCCTCCTTTTCCGTTAAACTCAACTATGAAGTAGTCAATATCATTAAAAGGGAACAGAGCATAGGCGTCCTCACCAGTAAGTCCACTATATGAAGTGAGACTTCGAGTACCAGTAATCTTCTGTACTGCATATACTAATGTAGTCATAGGCACGACTCCAGCCCCTGCGTAGCCACTACTTGATGTATACTCAAGGACTGACGTGTGCATAGCCCAGTGATACTGAGTAGTGGAGAACCATCTTGCATAGAGCGTTATAAGGTAGTCAGCTCGTGTAGACGAGAAATACGTACCAGTACCAGATCCTACTAAATTAGCAATAACAGTATGTATCATTTTAATTCTGAGACTAAAAGCTGGACTTATAGATCCTACTGATCCTAAATTTGATCCTACCTTAAGTATGTCAGAAGTTAAGTGCGTCCCAGAGTTAGGATTAGCATCACGACCTGATCCAGATAAGGTTTTCTCATACACGTTTCCTAGATTCAAACATCCAACACCTGCCAGTAAATTGTCTACTTCAGACTCCGTATAATACAGACTGTCATGTTTGTGATTACCACGAGCTACGTCAGTAGACGTTCCATTATCCCCACCTGAAGTAGTGAAGGCTTTATTGAATGCAGTTCCTGGAGCCCCTGAGAATACTAACGCATTAGATGCGTTACCTAAGAGGAATTGTCCGTCAGGTACAGAGGCTGGAGTATCAGTTAACGACTTAAACGTACCATCTGCTTCAGCTATACCTTTAACTGACTCGATATTGTCATACAGTTCCTCAGCTAACCTGTTAGGGGGACTGGTAGAAGTATCTGGAGTAAGTCCTGATCCTTGTCCTAGTTGAGCGTCTGTAGACCCAACAACACGATCAGCAACAGCATCTTTCCGTATCCATGAAATATTAGCTTTATCCTTGTACGCCATTTCCTACTCCTACGTGACAGTAATATCCCATTCGAACCGAAAAGTTATGGCAGCACTCTTATCCTGAGCTTCGAAAACCACACGAGCTACCATGATAGTTCCAGTCACAGAAAAAAGACCCATCTCGGTAATTAGAGTAGGATCTCCATCGTTAGCTTCATCAGCTAACAAAGTTCCGTTAATACGGAATGTAGTGGGGGATATTTGAGTTCCTCCATCTCCTGTTTTTGTTAAGACAGAAGCCTCTAAACTTGTGTCTGCTACATTCGTCGCTGTGCTCCCTGTCCCCACACCAAACTGAGATATCCCGTATCCTGTTTGTTGTGCTCCAGACCATATTGTACGAGCAGCTACTTCCATGAATCCATTAACGATTGTATTTTTTTTATCCACACAAAGAATATCTGAGGAATTCATGTTGGTTTGAAACAACTTGAAATGCCCCGAAACATTGGGAAAAGAAGCAACATCAATCATATAGTCAACACCAATTCCTCCGCTGTTGTTACTGCACCTGTATAAGCTACTTCATCATCGTATGCATATTCATCATCGTAAGCAATCGGAGGACATGCTGAAGATGAATATGTAACCGGATCTCCATATTTATATACACTATCGTAAAGGAATTCACCGCACTTCTTATACAATCGAAATGTATCCGAGGAACCTGACAAATCTGCCGTATCCGTAAACGAACTGTTTAGAATCCATCTGTAAATATGAAAAAACCAAGGAAGTAGATATGGATGAAGGGCATTGAATTTAGAAATAATCGAAACTATTGAAACATCAAGAGAATCTTGGTAAAGGTGAACATCAGCACACCCTCTTAGGTCATTCAGTACATCCCCATCTTTTAATGGGAGAAAAGCAGGTTCGTACCATTCAACTAAACCCGTAACAGGAGTTTCTCCTACTTGATTAACAGGAGCCCCGCCTTTATACAGGCAATACCAAACCGCTTTCATAGTCCCTTTGATCTGAAAAAAGGAATCTATAACAGATATAATCCCTCGCATGGATGCATTAAAAGCTACGGGATTGTCCTCTAGTTCGTAGACCATATCCTTGACCCCGAATTGAACCAGGAGCTTATCCAGGTCAGGATTAGATCTAGTGTCGTAAAATCTGAGGGTGCTTTGGAGTTTGTCCTCTCCCCAGACCTCTACCACATATTGAAAAACCTCTAATAATTTTTTGTTCAGAGGATATTGTAAGTGGCTTTCGGGAAAGAGTTTTTTGATATTGACCGTCAGAAACTGAAGACCAAAAGCATCTCCCAACATTTCTCCTGGGATCTCGTCTACTTTCAAATCTTTGGTAAGTTCAATCCCCTCGATTTTTACAACAGCAAAAGTATCTCTGTTCTTTGTGATCTCGACTTTTTTGAGGATGTTAGGGTTAGCTCCGTAAGCTCCGTCAGGAGATCCCACTAATCCAAATTCAGTTAGAAGAGCCTGCCCTAAAGATCCTGGGATGGATATCTTATTAAGGTGTAGGGAGACTCCACGAGCTTTGATATCTAGTAATGTAACAGACTCGCTGATTATTACCGTCAAAGGCTCGTTTTCAAATGTCTCGAAGATATCAAGTTGAACAAGTTCAGCCATAGATTATTTTGTCTTGTAGACTTTTCGAAAAAGAGATTTGAAAGTCTCTCCTTGATTTTCTGCTTTCTCTAAAAAAGAAAACATATCATCCAACACAGATTTGTCCATATTAGATCCCTTAGCTCTTGCTTTTATTTTATTGAGGATAACAATCGACTCCGATATATCAGATCGAACATCCCCTACTTGTTTAAATATAGCAAGTAGGGCTATCAGCCTCTTCTAGTTTTTGGGTTCTGTGGTTTCATTCATCATCCGGGACAGTATTGATCCAAGCGTCATTGAACAAAGCTTTCCCTTTTTTAAGTTCAGCTATTGTTTCATCGCATATCTCGTTAGCCATTTTGCGATCTTCGGAGTTCCACTGACCATCAAAATGCGTCCAGACTCCTTCGATATCATCCAAGCCCTCTCGAATGCTTTTGGCTAACTTTTTTAAGTCTTGTTCATAATCCCAAGCCGACTTGATGCGTTCTAGCTTTTTGGCTTCTATTGTTTCATTCAATTGTTCACATAATGTTTTCATTTTATGCTCCTGTAATTTAAATATAGCAAGTAGGGCTATCAGCCTCTTCTAGTTTTTAACTAATGGATCGACAACCTCATCGTCTATACCTATTTTACGGGCGTACCCCGCCAAGGCATTGGCATCCCAGTCCTTTATTTTTTTATCGACATCAGATAACGAATTGCCCTCGTTAGTCTTTGCTCTAGATTTTCTTAGTTTTTCAATTGCTTTCATATCTTCTCCTATATCCGAGATGTCCCGGCGACAATTACATCTCGCAATTGCA